GGAAGACGGAAATCCTGTTGATTTTCTTCGGAATACATACGGCAAATGCCATACTGATGATTGACAAGATCAGGAACAGAACGGGGAAAGCTGCATGACATGAATTTACAGATAGAATCAGAAGAGGTCATCAGACTTCTTCCGGAGCTTCATGTCTTGCCCGATAAGAGTATATGAGAATATACAGAAAAATGACAATAATAATGGCATATGAAGTGATTATACTCTATCATCTTCATATGCCATATTATGTGGAGACATTTACTGAATATCCCTTTTTATTGCTTTTTACAATAATGGCATTATCCGGCAATCGCTTTTCGATTCCCTTTTTGGGGATATTTACGAAACAGACTCCACCATTTCAATTTCAATACGCCAAACAGTGCTTCCCCGAAGATAGAGGAGTTCATCTTGGAAGTGCCTAATACACGATTGATAAAAATAATGGGGACTTCCACGATTTTATAACCACACTTATATGCCGTAAACTTCATTTCTATCTGGAACGCATATCCTTTGAAATGGATACGATCCAGATCGATCGTCTCAAGCACCTCACGACGATAGCATTTGAAACCGGCTGTCGTATCCTGTACTTTCATTCCAGTAACAAAACGAACATATACGGAAGCATAATAGGACATCAACACACGTCCCAATGGCCAGTTCACGACATTCACACCGTTACAGTAGCGGGAACCGACTGCGACATCACCACCCTGTTCCATACAGGCCGCATATAATTTGGGAAGATCATTCGGGTTATGACTGAAGTCTGCATCCATTTCGAATATAAAATCATATTTATGTTCTATTGCCCATTTAAATCCGCAGATATAAGCCGTACCCAATCCTAACTTACCTTTACGTTCCACCATGAAAAGGCGTTCGGGGAACTCTTTTTGCAACCGTTTTACAATACCTGCCGTACCATCGGGCGATCCATCATCTATAATCAAAATATGAAATTCTTTCTCCAACCCAAATACAACCCGAATAATATTTTCTATATTCTCCTTTTCGTTATACGTGGGAATAATAACAATACTGTCTGACATATATTTTAATCTATTAATTTCTAATCATTTACATATACGACTGTAAACTATTTGTAAACCACCCTCCAAAGTTACATATTTTTTCTGTGTAAATCTATCATCCAGTTAGCCCATTCATCCGTCCCGTAAGCCGGAATATCGAACCACTCCTTTTCCCTCAATTGCGGCAATAGTTGCATAATCTGATCCAGTTCATTCCGGAAGCGGAAAACATCTTCTTCCGTCAGCTTTACCGAATAATGCTTCTTGCATTCCTTTAATCCAGGAAAAGACTGGAGCAATCCCATAATCTCAGAGAAAGCGGAAGATTGGCCTTTGTCTATCTTTAATGTGATTCCGGACATCTTTCCTCCATCTTTTCAAGTTGATATGACAATAGAGCATTTTCTTGCTCTAAGGCATTACATCGGCTAACAGCTTCCTTGAGCTGCTTCCGGAGTGAAGCTATTATTTTGTCTTTATCTTCCATACACTTATATTTTATGATAAAACTTATGACAACACTTATTTTTACCACAAGCATAGCCATTCTAATAATGACTATGATAAAGGTTATACACACCAGATGGTTACTAAAAAAGAGTAATTCGTTAAGGAATAAACTCGATAAACTTCAAACATCTGAAGAGAAGTATAAAGCCTGCAAAGAGCTACTTGAGTTCACAAATAAGCACCTCAAAAGTTCTACTATAAACTCAATATTTGCTCTCGTTCTTGATTTCTTCCATAATCGTCATCCCAAATGAATTTAATTTTAGGCATACGATCATGTCCACTATTTACAATCATCACTATTTCAAAACTAGTTTGTGGATGCAATAATGGATATGGTAGCAATTCATCAGGAATGTATAATTTTATATGGGAATCTATCTTTTCAATATCTTCAGATTCAATACGAATATTTTTTGCGGTAGATTTTCCCTTATTATATATTTTCATTCTCCAGCCACTAACACGGGAACGAGTGGGTGGAGTTCTGTAAACATTTGCTTCAATGATGGCTTTTTTAGATTCGGCTTCTTCTTCTTTGTACTTTTTTATTTGTAGATCATTTAATGCTATTTCTTGAGTTTTTACTTTTCGATCCACGTACCACGTATATAACCAACCTGCTAAAGCAACCAATAACCCTGCGAATCCAATCCAATCAAAAGTGTTCATACTATTTAAATTTTATGTATTTATTTCCTCTAAATGCATCTTTAAACACTTTGTTTAAATCATTTTTCAGGTCTATTGTAACCTCTTTTTCTATATCTTCTAACTCTGTCTCAACCAATTCTTGATTTAATTCTACAACTTCATTATATCCTCCAAAATACTCTCGACCACAACGAGTACATTTCACGTATGATTTATCTTCATTGAATTCAAAAGAAGTATCATCTCCACAAACTGCACATCGCAACTTAATATTTCTATTGTAATCTTTATCCATGATTTGAATATTATTATTTAAACAATCCCAACGCCGTAGCCACACTACCTGCAATTGCTGTTATCGTATTAACACTTTCCAGTACCGAGGGTTCTAAATCTTTTGATAGTTTTAGAAGTTCCAAGTTCAACTTTTCAAGGTTGGCTCGAAGAAGTTCTTCCTGAGCAGTGAAACCTCCATGATTGAAAAAATCAAATATTTCAGCTTTCAAATTAATACAACATCCACCTATATAACCTTGATACAAAATAAGACCACGTCTATCAAAATGTTCTAAAATCATATTTGCAAGATCAAACCGTATACCTGTTTGTTCATACAGATCATGGAAGTCAATTTCAAGATCTATTTGTTCTTGAGCTATCAAATAGCGAAGAAGTTTATCCTTTATTGCTGGAGTTATCATAATTATCTTTTAGTTTTTAATATGCAACTACATATTGTTTTACGATTCCTGGGAAACAAGCCCAGTATCTTATATTTTAGAATGACAAACATTTAATACTTATCACCATGATCAAAAAAATTATATCCGTTTACATCCGATACAAATTAGTAAAGATGTTTTTGAAAGATACTTTACATACCGACTTTGAGGACGATGCCATATTTATACAGAGCGTTGTAATCTTTATCTTGACTGGTAAATATCAATATGGAAATTTACAAGAACCGAATAGCTAGTGCCCACGAGCAACCCTACGTCTTTCAAATTCTTTGTTATCTATCGAAGGTAATATAACAGGTACTGAGAATTTAATAACAGTCTGATTATTATTGCCTTCTTCTATTTTCTTAGACATTCCTAAATCTATGCCAACATGAGCCAGCACTGCAGATATAGAACCTTTTCCGGAAACATCCGATTTTTCATTCTGCTCCTCTCCCAGTACAACTTGGAATTCAACCATTTGAACATAATGCTCTTTACCTTCAATATTAGCCTTAGGTGCAACCGTTTGAACACTTCTTGGACTTATAATCGCCCCTTTAACACCACATACTTCTTGCGCCTCTTTCACCCCTTGCACAATATCAAGTAGCGTGTCCCGAACAAAATCCTTTAGTTCCATAATTAAAAATTTTCAATCACTATTTTCTTGTAAAACCATAAGCCTACAATATAAAGAGCAAAAAATGGTAGATTATTATTCTGCTAACCCCATTGCTTTAAGACTAAAGTTAACTACATATCCACAATTTTTACATGTTGCTGAAATTACAGACAAATAATTAACATTACCATCTATAGAAAGTGTAGTACCTTCTCTTGCAAAACCCAATAATTGAAGTTCAATTGGAGCCAAATCAAAAATACGTTGTTTACACATAGGGCATTGAAGTCCACCTGTTTTACTATTTATAAACTCTAATGCTTTTTTAGCATCTTCCATATTCATCTTCATAACCTTATTTTTTTAAAACTTTTGATCGACCAAACAAATATCCCAATGAAAGTGTTACGAGTGGTATAAATAAATCCCATACTTTTCCTAAATCACCAATAAAGTCTGGGACCTTTTCATTTTCTCTAAAAAGCCAATAATTAATAACGACTAATACTGAAAGAATTGCACCTACAACAAATACATATTTGATCACCTTATATACAATAGCTTGTTGCGCATTACTTCCTGTTCCTATTTGCCCAGACATAGTACCACAAACTTCCCCGTTTACAATCGTCAATTTACTTTTAGATTGGTCAACTGTCATTACATAATTATCTGAAATTACAACATCTTCTGGCATAAAGCGTATTATTTGTTTTTAATCTCCAACACCCTATCCCCAAAAGCCAATTTTATGACATCAGCTTTCACATCACTATCTTCCAACTCCAATTGCAGTATAACTTTTGGGGTAGTTAAGCCTTTTTCTCCGGTAGATTGCTCCGGCACATATCGCTTTGGCCAAGTGAACAAGTCTGTTATAGAAACGCCCAAGCAACTTGCGATATTCTCAACTTCCGAGATTTTCAAATCACGGTTACCTTTCTTCATTACAGAAATTTGGGACTCATCAATACCCATAGCATCAGCCAACGTTCGTTGTTTGATACCCTTTTGAGCCATTATCTTAAATATGTTATCTATTACATTCATATTTATGAAGTTACGCACAATATTCGCACAGCGACTTGCGAAAAACAAAAGTTTTTATTTAGATTTTCACAAATACTCTTGCGTATTTCACAAGTTTATTCCATATTTGCACCTGTAACAATCAATATCAGTTGCGAAAATATAAAGTACAGAACATATATAATAATGTAAGGAGGCAAAAATGGAAAAATTAAACCTACAAGGTCATGAAACTGGCGCTCGTTCGTTCAGAAAGATTTACTTCTCCATGGACAACACGCCGCCCAAGAAGGCTTTCATCCAAAAGATAGCTACCATTACCAAACGATCTGAATCGGCCGTCAGATGTTGGGTAGCGGGAGTTTACCAGCCGGATGCGTTAGCCCAAGAAGTGATAGAAAGAGAACTTGGCATCCCTGCCAGCGAGTTATTCCCAAAGGAGGATAAGGTATGCGCGCAATAGAATTCTACATCACCCCCGAAGGTGAAGTAACAATCCGTGAGCAAGGTATACCGGAGCGGAATCTGAAAGAATCGGACACCGACTTTATTCAGCGTTTTCTAGAGGTGCTGGAAGAGTTCTATCCAGAAGCCTATACAGCTCTCCGCAAGTATTACGCCCGTTACGATGGGAATAAATGCTATCGTGATTTCTTGGCTGTACGCCGATTTATCAAATGTAACTTCGGGCTGTATGACAACATGATCGATATCGATGAGAACTGGAATTTCAAATTTGAGTTTGTCGGTTGTCCGCTGCGTGGGGAATGCGATGGCTTCAAAAAAATCTGTGAACCGAAGTTCAACAGCACACTTTCAGACAGTCAACTTAGGGTGATGGAGCTTTGCTACTATGACAAGAAAGACGAAGAGATTGCGGAAGCGCTTTTTATATCGTCCCACACCGTAAAGAATCATCGGAAGAACGTGTTCCGAAAACTCTCGATACACTCTATGGCGGAGTTTATGCGATATGCAAACGAAAAGAATCTTTTTTAAAAGCGAATAATCATGCAGACCGACACAACCTATCCAAACATTCCTTCTTTTCGGAAAATCGAACTTGAATACCTCGCTTGGCAAATCACCAAGATACAAGCCGGTACCAGAGAGTTTATCGGACAAAAGGAAGCACATATCCGCTTTGGACGGCAGAATGTGGAACGATGGGTATCAGAAGGTACTTTACAGCGTTACAAACGGCCAGGCAAAATCGAATACAGGTTGGAAGACTTGTATAAATGCGCCTTGGATCCATACGATTACTAAATGAATTATTAACACGGCAAGGCACTCCAGGTAAAGGGTTATCGGAGGATGTTTACAATATAAATCCAACTCGCTATTTCAAAGACAAGTAAACGGCTTTTGCCAATTAATCATTGATGTATGAAAACAAATTACTGGAAACTCGCTCAAGTAGCGAGGTGGGGATTTTACATCCTGTTTGGAACGCTTGCCATACTTGGTATTATCGCTATTTGCTTGGGGTATTTCCAGCATATAGTTACGGCATCTGGTTGCGTGGCAATGGTTTACACGATAAAGAAACATTGGTAATTAATTTTTAAACAATAGAATCATGTCAAATCAAATTCAAATTAAAGTAGCTGAACTAAATCAGCTAAATCCGCTCATGATAGCGGATGATAGCCGGGTTGAACAGAAGTTCATACTCATGTACAATGCGATCTGGGGAACCAGCCAAGGAGCACAGATTTATGAAAAGGAAAAATTCAACTTCCGGAAAATCTTACAAGATAAGCCGGAACTGCAAAGATGTTCTCCACTGTCCCTGTACGGCTGTTTCTTAGATATTGCCGTAAACGGCTTGTCTCTTGATCCCACAGGACGCCCCCACTGCTATATTCTCCCCCACAGCACGAAGACCGGCTATAAGGATAACAATGGCAACGACATCTATGAACTGCGTGCTTACCTTTCCATCACCGGTTATGGGGAATTGGTTATGCGCCAGCGTGCCGGACAGGTCCGGTATGTAGATAATCCGGTTGTTTGCTATGAAGGTGACACATTCTCACCGGGATTGGTTGACGGAGTAAAGACCGTTACCTATCAGGCGGCCTGTCCCCGCAAATCAAATAAGGTGATCGATGGTTTTATCCGTATTGTCCGCGCCGATGGGACTGTAGACTGGCATTGGATGATGGAGGGTGATATCAAACGCTTAGAGGCGTACAGCTACAAAAACAACCAACGTTGGAATCCGCAAACCCGCCAAAAAGAAGGTAAGGCGAATGCCCTCTATACTTCAAACGAAGGCGGTATCGATCCTGGGTTCTTGGAAAGCAAACTGATTAAACACGCATTCGACGGATATCCCAAAGTCCGGACCGGAAAGTTTACTGTATTCGAAACTCAAGAAGAACCGCAGGATATTGACTACGAATTAGAACAAACAACCGTTATTCAGCCCAATCAACCCGGACAGCAGCCACAAGCCCTCCAACCTCAATCGGAAAACCCTTTACAGGAATTCGGAGAGCAACCACAAGCGGAACCGGTACCCGCATCAGGTATAACAACCCCAATATCACAGGAAGATGAAGACGCCGGATTTTAATAAACTCGATCAATCACTTAAAAATTTATCACAATGGATACACAAGCTAACAATTCTCTTATTAAAGTGGAAGAATTCAATCAGATCATGCAATCGGCTCCTGCCACCTTGCAACGCAACCAAACTTCCGTATCGACATGTAACCAAGCCGGACAAACACTTCTGGACACCATTGAAGCGGAAGGAGGTATTAGCTCGGATGAACTGGATGCGAAGGTCTCAGAGTATTTGGCAAAGACGAAAATAACAATAGAAAACATGAACAAGCGTCGTAAACCATTGACGCAACTTCTGGCTACGGTCAGCAAGTCTTTTACCTCTTTGGAATCGGCTATCGACGTCAAATCGGTCACCACTATTCCTTATAAGCTCCAACAGGCCCGTAACAAATACGCGGCCAAGAAGATTGCCGAACAAAAACGACGGGAAGAGGAAGCTCGCCGTAAACAGATGTTGGAGAACGAAAAGGCTCAATACCGATCGGAGATCTCTGTCATGTTGGATACAGCGTATGCCGCATACGTTGAAAAGCATATCAATGCACTAAACAGCATGTTCAACCGCGCTACTCTCGCTACCTACAACGATGTATGCCGACGAATATCCGAAACAAGTATAAATTTCTCCTGGAGTACTTTTGTTGAAAACGTTTCTAACAACAAACAAACCTTCTATATGGACGCAGAAACCCGTAAGGCAATAAAAAATGAAGTCGCTATACAAAAGAAGAAAGATTTTACAGAACGTTACCGTTTTGAAATAGAGGGTACAAAGCAGGATTTGATCGACAAACTCCCCAGCCTCCGCAAACAACTGGAAGAACAGGAAGAGCTACGCCGTACCAATGCGGTTGAAGCTGCCCGTATGGAAGAAGAGCGAAAACAACAGGAAGCGGAAGAAAGAAAAAAGCAGGAAGAAGAACGCAAACGCCGGGAAGAAGAGGCTAAGGCCAAAGCGGCTGCTGAAAAGTCTGCTGCCGAAGTACAGGCAGCATTTGATTTCTCAGCAGCCAGCATGTCCCCTACTCCAACGAAAGCCAAGGTCAAGAAGAAGATCCAGATAACCAATCCACAAGGATTCATGCAGGTATATCAGATGTGGTTCATGCGCGAAGGAATCAATATGAGCATGGAGGATCTAGAGAAGGTACATAAGAAGATGATTACCTACTGCGAGAAAGTTGTGAATAAGGACGGAGAGCAAATCCAATCCGCATATGTAAAGTATATCGATGATGTAACAGCCAAATGATATGAAAAAGAAACTCTATCTGTCCTCATGGATAAACTTCGGAAAATACAGACGCGAGCCAAGTATTCTGAAAAAGATTCTCGATACGGAAGAGGGCCGCAAATGGTTCCGGTGGCTGATGGATAACACCTACAATTTCGAATTTGACTTTGCAGTCATTGAATATCTAAAACTCAAGGAAGAAGATGCAAGATACGTATTACCAACGGTCGGAGGTTAGCAACTCGGACCTTACGGAACTAAAGAACCTCCTCTATCCCCGTACCCAATACGGGGATAAGGAGAAAGCCTTCAAATTCGGCAGCCTAATCGATGCGATGATTACCGAACCGGAAAGGGTCAGGTATGACAAACGCATGGTGGACGATATATTGTATTCCGGCGAGGATTGGGAACTGGCAGAAGCCATGAAGAAGTCCCTCCGCATGGAAGCCCGACACGATCCTTTCCTGGCCCAAGTGCTTGCTAAGGCGGAAACTCAACGATTCATGGTCAATAAGAACCAATGTTTCCAATATGGCAACTTCAAATACACGCTCGATACCCGGTGCAAATGGGACTGGTGGCTTCCGACCTACGGATTTGGGGGAGACCTGAAAAGCACTTTTGCCAGCACACAAAAACAATTCGATGAAGCTATTGACTTTTTCGATTGGGACCGTTCCCGCGCCTGGTATATGGATATCGCAGGCAGTCGGCAAGATTTCATCTATGGTATCTCCAAGAAAAATCAAAAAGTGTTCAAAGCATTCATTAAACGAGGCGATACGATTTACCAGAAAGGTAAAGAAAAATACGAAGAACTTGCCTTTCGGTGGTGGATGCTGTTCGGTTGAAAATAAATAGGATATCCTTTTTTTCGGAAGATATATTTTAAAGACAAACAGACATGAATTTAAACATCACACCCATAGATAAAATATCCAACGAGTTGGCAGCCATTAATTCCTATCTGAATATTACCATGAGTGAAGAAGTCCAAGAAGCTGTCCTACGTGGAAACGACCTTGCCGTCTATATCGCCCGGACCGGGAAACTGTTAGCAGATGCCAAATACCATCTGAACGGGAAAAAGAAATCGGAAGTCTTCGATACGTTACGGGAAACAGCCTCACGTGCCGGGGCTACCTCCAAGGCAGTAAATGCTATCATTGACAGTCTGTGCAAAGATGAACAATATCTTGTCGATTGGTGTGAGCGTTTGAACCGGACCGCGACTCATCAACTGGAATGGTGTCGCACTGTAATCAGTAAAGCAAAAGCAGAAATGGCCTTAGCGCCCCAAAGTTATAACAATCCTAAATTTTAAAAAGTATGGAAGATGAATTAGTAAAAGAACAACCTGTGTATGAAATTCAGAAAGTCAAACTTAAAAACAATCAGGTAACAGCTGACTACACAGAGCGATTTGTAGAAGCAAACTACAAGAACGAAGTAACCAAATCATCCCAGCAATTCGTTCATCCGGACCTGTTATATGCTATGAGTTTGTTAAAGACTCATGCCGTCAAGATTTGCGAAATGCAAGAAGCCGGAGTTGTAAATATCGAAAATCCTTCGGATGATGATCTGAACGAGAAACTGAAAAATATCGTTGTCACGGGGTATAGCAAAGGTGGATCAGACGAATCGGCCGGTGTTTCCATCCAGGCACAAAAGCTATTGAAAAGCGGACAAGTCCTTAACCTTTCCGTCCCGTTTACAAAATTCGAAGACGAATCCGGCGAAGGATATCCGTATGGGGATGCTTTAAAACAGGCGGTCAGCCGACTTGACTACGAAGTGGACGCTTACTTGTTCGGCGGAAAATATGGAATCAAACAAGAATCGTTCGATTTCGATGTTCCTGAAGAATCCGATATTACCGGAGAAGCAGAGCCGAAGCCGAAGAAACGCGGCCGCAAGAAAAAAGCAGAAATGGAGGAAGTCGCCGAAGAGATAAAAGCGTTTGACGAATTTGCATAACATCTACCACTATGACAATTACACTGCAAAATACAGAAAAAGGTCAATGTTATGCGGTGAAGTTTGACAGATACCGCCAGCAGGTTGTAGACAAGCTGAAAAGCTCTGTTTCCATCCGCTGGTGGGACAAACAAACGGGCGCATGGCTGATTCCGGCAACCAACAAATGCAAAGCAGAATTGGATCAATTGACTTATTACGTTCGCCATTTCGAACCGGTACAATGGGGAACGATTGCACAATCACAGACAGAGGAAGATGTTGCTTTTCAAATACCGGAAATGCCGGAACTAGACGGAGAACATGGACTAAAAGTACAGCCTTACCCCTATCAACTGCAAGGAATCGCACGAGGCTTGCAACTGAAACGGTTTATCAATGGGGATGATATGGGCTTGGGCAAAACACTTGAAAGCATCGCAACCATCAACAAAGCTAATGCCTTTCCCTGTCTGGTAATCTGTCCGAATGTCGTCAAGATCAATTGGCAAAGGGAATGGCATAAGTTTACAGACAAGAAAGCGATGGTATTAACCGATTCCGTCCGCGATAGCTGGCCTTTCTTCTGGCAGACAGGTATGAACCAGGTTTTTATCGTAAACTACGAAAGCCTACGAAAATACTTTGTCCGACGGATCACGAAAGCAGAGAAATGGACATTGAAAGATGTCGAATTTCACAACACGATCAAACTGTTCAAGTCCGTGATAATCGACGAATCGCATAAAGTCAAATCAACGGCCACCCAGCAGACCAAGTTTTGCAAAGGCATTGCATCCGGGAAAGAATATATCATCTTGCTGACTGGGACACCTGTTGTCAACAAACCAAAGGATCTGGTTGCACAATTGGGTATTATGGATCGCATGATCGATATGGGTGGATGGAAAGGTTTCATGCTTCGGTACTGTTCAGGTCCTAACCAAGCGAGCAATCTAAAGGAGCTAAATTATAAGCTATGGCAATACTGCTTCTTCCGCAGAGAAAAGTCGAAAGTACTCACCCAACTACCGGATAAAGTGCGTCAGATTGTTTCCTGTGAGATAACGAACCGCAAGGAATATATGGATGCGGAGCGCGATCTGATCGATTACCTGAAACGCTACAAGGAAGCAGATGATGAAAAAATCCAAAAGTCACTGAAAGGGGAAGTGATGGTTCGTATTGGTATTCTGAAAGATATTACTGCACGCGGTAAATTGAAAGAGGTTATCGACTTCGTGAAGGACTTTCGGGAGAATGGGAAAAAGATCATCCTGTTCTGTAACCTGCATGAAATTGTAGACCGCCTGATGATAGCTTTTCCTTCCGCCGTCTGCGTCACCGGACGACAGAATATGCAGGAGAAGCAGGCTTCTGTCGATGCCTTTCAAAAGAACCCGAAGACGGACGTTATCATCTGTTCCATTAAAGCGGCCAGTGCCGGTATTACGCTCACAGCAGCCAGCGATGTCGCCTTTATTGAGCTACCTTGGACGTATGCAGATTGTGATCAAGCAGAAAGCCGTGCCCATCGCATCGGGCAGAAAGACTCAGTGAATTGCTACTACCTGCTCGGCCGTCGGACGATTGACCAGAAGCTCTACAGGATCATTGAAGAAAAGAAGCATATCAGTAATGCCGTATTGGGGGCTGAAGATAATATCCAGACGAATATTGTTGATATGATGGCAAATCTTTTTGATACGAACGAAGAGGAGGAATAAGAAAGGCAGCGCCTCACAGCGCCACCCCCTTGCAACCGGAAACAAATATATCAAATAAAGACGACTATGGCAAGTGAGGCATTGAATAAATATATTGAGAAACGTTACGACAGGTGGCTGGATTACGCTAAGTATCACTGCTCACTTGCCGGAATGACAGACGAAGCTATTGACGTGTTGAACGAAGTAATGTGTATGCTGCTTCAAAAGCCCCTGGAGCATCTCTCCCGATTAATGGAAGCCAAACAGGGTAAATATACTGAACTTGACTTCTATATCCTGCAAATGATAAAGCTAAACGTTACCTCGGACACGTCTCCATACCGGCATAAATACAAGCCCATTCCGGTAGATGAGAATGTAGATTGGCGACGGCTGAATATCATCGACGAACCCGACGACAGCCCGGATCGTACTAAATACATCCGGGAACGTATGCAGGATATCCGGAACATAATCGATCAATTAGGCTTATCCGAAAAAGCCAAACGTATCTTTGCTTGGAAATTTTTTGCAGGAGAGTCTTTCGCCGATTGGCCGGGGACGGAAAACAGGAAAAAGTTGTATGAGGTTTACAAAAGGGTCTTCAATGCGGTGATGGATAAGAAGGATGGGAGGTTGCTATTTTAAATACCGGGGATTGATAGCTAGGCCATATCAATCCCCGATATTTCATTTATACTCAGTTTAAGATTTCCTCCTCCCAGCGACCCAAATTCAACATATCCCAACGAGGAGTTCCGTCAGACAATTCATTTTCCGATACAACTAATCACTATCTTCTGATGAGATGCTTGAAGCATTACTTAGCGCTGCATCAGCTATGTCACCTTTTGTTATATTGTCCCCTGCTAAATAACTTGTAAATACCACATCAGCATCATATAGATCTAAACACTTACACATTTCATTTTCGAATTTTTTATATACCCCATTGTTCGTTCCCCCGTCCTGAGCGAATATATTATCACTATCCGCTCCATCTCCTCCATTCTGTCTAGCCAATACATGACCAGCCTCTGGATTTGTAAAGCTGTTCTGTAACGGTCCCACGGAAGCTTTATTTTCATATTCTTCATCGCTGATTTCATATGAAGATCTATATGACGTTACCCCTATCCATCCCTCGTCTCCAGCCTGTGTTCCATCCTTAAAGTCTTCCACATGTCCCACTGCCCTTATTTTTTTCTTTGTGGGTACATCGTGCATCACAGACACTTGCACCATACGTTGGATTAAATTCGAGTCAGTGTTATTTTTCTTTTGAATCAATTTGATAAGTTTTGTTTGGATAGCTATTTGAGTTCTATTGTCAATGAAACTCAATTTTGATCTTTCTCGCTTGGCATGGATAGGATCAGCCTGTTGTAGCTCTTTATGTTGTCTTTCCGCTTTCATGACCATTTGATTTAAGGATTCAAACTATTCTTTCTCTTTCGCTTCTTTATCCAGATCTAGTCCAGCCTCTTTCATGAACTTAGCAGCAACTTTCGCTTGTTCCTCTTGGGCCTCTGCACAGGCTCTCAATGGGCCTCCGATAATAGAACCGAAAGGAATTCCCTGCAACGCATTGGTCGCAACCTGTGAGGGTGTAGGATCTTTTGCCATAGTGATTACTTTTAAGGATTTCCTAAATGTAAGGAATTATTTTGGAAGGGAGGATCAAGATGGGGGAAAACATAAAAAATCAAATTGTCAATATTTTTACACTACCACAATCTATCTTACTAAAATCCTTATCATCAGACACAAAGACCATACTTTTACCACAAGATCTACAATATTCGATAAAATAGCTGTCATTAAAATCAATCTTCAAAAAATAGTTGAAGATATTGTCCAAATTTACCGCATTAAAATTATCCGGCATGCGAACTGCTAGTTTAAGAATGTTCCTCATTGAAGATTGCACTGATTGGACTGTAGACAAGAATTGGTTTGATTTCAAATAATCTTTTTTATAGTCAGCCCTTATATTCACTGATTGTTTTTTCCAAAGTTGAAAATCCAATCGAAGATATGTATTTGCAAATTCAGATAGAACCATACTATTAATATAAATAGTTGCTCTATGTGCGATTATATCTGCGACAAACCGTGAATAAGCCTTTTGTTTATGGACCTTATAATTACCTATTGGACAAAAAAGGAACATCCACACATTGTTGTCTAAAAAAAAACAATCTGCAGAAGATATCCTATATTTACTCAAATCCTGTATATTATTACTCTCCATCAATCACATTTTGAACAGTTTGACCAAAAGTCTCTTCATTCTTATAGAACTCCTTTGCACGGTTTGTCACTTTCTTAAAAAGAACTAAATCATCTTGACTTACATTCTTCAACTTCAAGCGCTTTCCTAATTCACTGCTCGAGTAATCCTTGTATAGCTGTCCTATAGCTCCATTTAAATAGGCAGTAGTCAATAATGCAATATCAGAGAAATCCAATATAACAATTTGATAATCAAGCAGCATCCTTCTTATCAATTGATATACCTTTTCCCCTTCATCTGCCGCCACTGCTAAATTTGTGGCTGTATAATCTGATATTTTTAATTCTATAGGATTTGTATTCATGTCGCAAATATATTAAAATATATTATCTAAAGATACATCACACTCCTCTTTTAACATATAAAATGCAGTATCATCAAAATTAAATTCTATGGTCACTATCGTTCCGGGAAAAGAATAATCTATTTTAGATATACTTGTTCGCCCCTCTATAAACTCCCAATAACCTGTAGCCGAAACAATTTGAATTCGACCCTTGTTCAGCTTTACAAACTCTTTTAACAAATCTAATCCTAAGCCTCCGGTTTGATCTGTCTTTGTTGTATGACCATATTGTATAGCCCATTCTATCGCTTCAGAGGCAGAAAAAAAAGATCTTCCTTCGAAAAAATCATTGACATTCTTTTGGATAGTTCTCCCCACATCAACAACTGTTATATCAAAACGAGCAGGTTGCTTATGTGGATAATATTGCCCACAAGTATGTATCCATTGGCATTTACCATGCGTTCTTGCATTTTCAAAGACCTCAAATATACTGGTACATATTCTTTTCCCTAATAGACTACTATGCTTAGGGAAATCTTTTTTAACTAAGAGTTCCCTGACTAAATAATTATTAAATGCGGTATCATGATTAGTTGCAAACTGTTGAAATGTAACCACTGTCTCTTTGCTAAAGTCAATAGCAGAATAATCTATCTCGCCAATAAATCCATTGCGTCGAAGAATATTACGGATGGCAATAGACATGTCTACTAATTTGATCTCATAGAAATAATTATCCTCTAAAATTCTAATCATAGCACCTAAAACCGCACATAAATTGGCTTCAAACCATATAGTTTTAGCAAAACTAACATATATTTCAGCATCATCCGATTGTATAATCTGATGATGCAACATTGCTAAATCATTATAGCCCTCTTGATTTGTACGTAATATTCTTCTAAGATAAAAAACCGCCATATCCTATTTATCTTTCGACAAAGAAAGGCAAATTTATTTTTTTATGCAAATAGAATAGAAAGCATCTTATCTTCCTTTTCCGGGTGTACCAGTGTTGCATAGAATTTATAATCGCAAGGGATTTGTTCTTCTATACATTTAGGTGGATTGCCACCAATCCTGCCTTTTACATTCTTATCGAATGGAATACATTTGGCATATCGTTCGTTCATATTTTTTTGTTTTATTATTATCGGTAATGGTTAGAAAGGAGCATCGTCAGATGCTATCTTTCGTTGTTACTAACTTTATTTTTTTTAAGACTAATCGAATTTTTCTGCCGATTTATCAAGCTATAAACAGTTTACGAAATATTAAAATTCCTATGATTGCGATATAAATCGGAATACAGAATATCATCCAATTAGAAATCAGCTTGTTTCTTGTGCAACCTTGATACTTTTTTTTTAATTCCAGAATTTTCTTTTTCCTATATCGAATACAGCAATATATGATTAACAAGCATAAAGGAACGAGTAAGAAGCATAAGCTATAAAGCCCCTCTAAGAACCATGCATATTTATGTTGCATGTCATACCATTCCTTAATAGCGAAAAAGGCTATAATGAGTGATATGCCCAAGCTATAGCATAAGTGGATGACAGCACTAAGGCATGGTGGGTCGCCATGCTTTTCATACATTCGATATAGTCTATAAAATATATAATCCATATTTGTTAGTAATGGTTCAGCAGGGAACGGCTTGCCGTTATCCTGCGTTGTTAATGGTATATTTATATTTTCCCTTTACTATAAAAAGCCTCTAAAACAAAGAGAAACAACGAAAGGAAAATGTATAATATAAGTATCAATAGATTATTCTTATTAGGCTTTTCATTAAACTTCTCTATGACAGCTTTATACCTTCTTTTCCAGCAGAAACGAATACATAAAAGAATGAATATCAGCCCTAAAGATACATTATACATTGTTCGCGTTGGATAAGGCAATATTTTATATTGTTCCAATACTCCCCATATTGTGTGAATATTACAATTCAGAAATACAGCGAGAATTAACAAAGCTGCATAAACCGCTATTTCGGAATAAGAACTGTATTTCCATAGCCTATAAAATTTGAAAAATAAATAATCTATCATACTTAATTACCATTAATGGGTTGACGGGGAACGGCATTAGTCCGTTATCCCGGCTTGTTATCAATATTTGTGAAGTATTCTATCCTAAGAAGTCTTCAAGAAAACTATTAAAGCTATCCCATTTTTTAGAAAGTGTCTTATTGTTCAGGCACTCAATATTTCCGTCCGGTAAAAGTACGACTGAATCATCTACAAGATTATATAATAGATAATTCTCGTACTCAAAATCAAGCAAAGAGATATATTCATCGGGTATTCCTTCATTTTGCCGCAAAGAATATGTTACACTATTGTCTGTATCGGACAAATCTTCCGGTACATTTATCATGTAACCGAGACTGCCGTCCATATCTCCACCATATTCAGACATAAATACATAAAAGTCGGAGTCTTTTTTTATCCCGTTTCTATCTAAAATCTCTTTGTATTTTGCTTGATTTTCCGGAAGTAACTTTGGTTCGTTCTTCAACAAATCTAAAACTTTCTGTGATAACATAATTCTATTCTTTAATTAGTTTTCTTCTTTATTGATAATGGGTTGCAGCTTGCCGCCGTTAGGCGGAACAGGTGCATGTTAGCTACGTTATTATTGTTCCAATTTTCGTTTTACAATATCTATAAATTCCTCTTTAGTCATGAACTTGTTTAGAAAGTCTTCTAATGCTCCCTCATTAGTAACATCTGTGAAAAACACCTCATGGTCTGTACTCCAGACAATCGGATTCTCTGGATTGAGGTCTGATAAACAGATGTAATAGTAATTGGGATAACTATCCGTATAAAGCAATCCTATAAAGGCGGGAGTGGCACAGGTTGAATGTTGAATGATTTCGCCCAACTCTGCATCATCTGAAAACCAATCATTCCATTCTTCAAAATCTTTTGTCCCTTCTTGAAACGGTGTAAAAGGTTTGGCAACCCAAAATAATTGTCTGCGAGGGTCTTCATTCAATGTATAGTAGGCATCTACCATTTTCTTATAGAATGCCTCTCTGTCAGAATTGAACAATTCAGTATTTTCATCCACCCAATCGCCCAAACCTTCAATCGGTTCTGTGTCTTCGGCAGATAGCCAAGGCGTATCTTCCGGCTTTTTATACAATGCGGTATTAAAAGTTATAGCACACAAGTCTTCGGATAAAGACGTTCCTTTTACATTGGTGACATTACCGCCTAATTGCTTTATTCGGTTTATGATTTCCTGTTTCATGACTTCTATTTTTTTCGTTCGTAGCTAATGGGATGCAGCTTGCCACCATTAGGTGGCACAGGTGCTTGTTAACAACTCTATTTCTTTTTCAGCTTATAAATATAAGGCAATGAAAGGCTCCCTGCACATGAAATTGTAGCTAAGCCCATATCATAACTGACTCTTATGGAAAATGATATATCTGAATCTTCATACCAATATTCAACGACAGGATACAATGAACCATCTTCTGCGAAATCTGTTTCAGAAGCAAGATAAGCGTAATCGGATATAGAAGCATAGCCTTTATGCATATCTGTTAGCTTACCGTCTTCTTTGGTGGATGACAAGACGAAATAAATTCTCTTTTCATTGACCCTTGTGATTCTTAACTCTTGGTATATCGTGTCATTCTTATAACATAAGGTGTCTGTATCATGCACTTGGCTTACAATGTCCAAAGGCAGAAACAAACAGAGTATAATAGTATTAAGCAGATTCATTGCCATTGTATTCATAATGTTGTTAATGGGATGCAGCTTGCCGCCGTGAGGTGGCACAGGTGCTTGTTATGTGCATTTATTTCCAAAAATTGTCCTGCAAGTGTTTCTCTAAATATCGGCTTACAACTCCCCAACCTTCGTTGTCAGGGCAGCTATAATACCATAGTTTCTCAGCAATTTCATCCAGTTTGTCGATAGTATCAAAGTATTGTTCACTCATTTTTTCTTGTTCCGATTCGCTATATTTTTTTAGCTCCTCTAAGTCCGCTTTATGTCCTTTCATAAAGTTTACAACCTTGCAAAACTCACCGTCGCTAAGAACCGATATATCCAAAGGGAAGATATTTGCTATATTTTGGGTTGCTTCACCGACCTTGTCTAATCCGATTTCATACATCGCAGAAGATATGTAAGGTAACAGGTCTGTATGATCTTCTACAATAGACATCCAACCATCACATTTGCAGTTACCTATCACATTTGCTACAATATGAAAGGTAAATGCCGCATCGGATACTTGTTGCCTAATTTCATCAATGTTACCTATCTCCCAGATTCTATCAGAGAGCGTAACAATCGTATCCTCTGTATTTATATCCATTCCTTGCAGGACATCACTAATTTTTTCAGTTTTCATATTTACATTGTTTTTTAGTTGCACATAATGAGTTGCAGCTTGCCGCCGTCAGGCGGAACAGGTGCATGTTATAAGCTAAATTTCGTATTCAATCTTGTAATCTTCATATACATTGAATACCGTTTCACAATCAGATAAAATACTTTCAATTAAAGGTTTGACTTCACTATTCCAATCCAACTTACCCAAACCTGCACCTATTTTCGGGAGCGACACAGTTTGGATACCTCTGCTTTCACACACTTTTTTCAAGCGTTTCAAACCTTTATTCAGATAGGTAAGTTCCGCATGATACATATCGGGTTGTGTAGCGATGTAAATTATACCCGGAGAGAAACCTTTGATTTCTCCGATGAACACATCGCCAGCTTGAAACTTAGTGTTTCGTGTGTACTTCTTAAAGAGTTTTTGGATTTCAGGGAATTTACTTGACAACTTAAAGGCAAGTCCAGTTCCTAATCCTTCCTGTGAGCCAATAGCTACACCTTGTGCTATGTACTCATCTTTACTCTGTAATATATCTCCCGAAATGTATTTTATCATATTGTTTCCGTTTTTCAGTTGCTTATAATGGTTTGGTGAGCAACAGCGTTTAGATGTTTTCTCGACCTTGTTATCGTTCATTTACAATAGATAAGACTTCAATACAAGCCTTGTTTATTCTATTTATAATATCATTCTCTTGGATAAACTCTTTTATTATAGGAATATCCCAATTATGGTCTTTAATCACATATAGAACAAATTCTTTAGAGTAGAATCCAACATCAATAATATAATTCTTATATGCTAATTGAAGCATATCTTCTTTAAGTAGAAGCTTATCATGGGTATCTATATACTCTGATAAGTCATCTAATATGACTGTAAAGGACTTGTTATATATCATAGTTTAACTATATTTTTAATAATTGACGATAATGGTTTGGTGAGGAACAACGTTAGCTGTTATCTCGACCTTGTTAACATTCTATTTTTATTCTCATCAAATTATGGTATTTCCAAATTCATCTTCTTCATATATGCAGTATCTAATTCAGCTCCTTTCCAGTTTATGTCAGGAGGGAACTGTTCCCATCCGGCTTTGGGTGGTGCAAGCACCCATTTAGGAACAATAATACTTAAGACCTTTGCATTGCCATGAAATACCGCTGAAAACATTATCAATACATGTGTATTATGAGACATATCTGTATTATTAAATTTACCTGTTGTTGCAACATGTTTAATACTATCAACATAATAAATAAATCCTTTTTCTTTATTTGAACTCGAATTGATAATAAACGCATCTTTATAATAAGTTCCGATTGTATAACGAATATTATTGTCATTAAAATAATAGAACTTATCCATAAAGTAAAATATCGGCAATTGTAATAAAATACAAATGCAAATAATTCTAAGTATCCATTTTTTCTTTTTAGAGAGATTTGTTTCCATAAATTTGATGAATCGCATTGCCAAATTGATGTTAATGGGATGCAGCTTGCCGCCGTGAGGTAGCACAGGTGCTTGTTACCCACGTAATTTATTTTTTGTCTTTTCGATTTATTTGTATATCACTTATTTCTGATTTGCCGCCAAAACAGCGTAATTCTTCCACATTCGGATTATCTAATACTGCATATACAGATTTTTTTGTCATACTTTTAACGCCTAACATATTTACTTTTCTCAAATTTTTAGCATTTACAAGACTTGTAATATCAACCAACTTATTTAACGTGTCAATATAAACTTCGGTCAATTTGTTTAGATTGGATAAGTTTGGTATCTTAGTAATATTGGCTAACAAAATCAACTCAAGTCTTTCAAGTCCCGTGAGTGTGCTAACGAATGAAATATCATTCAATTTAGATATTCTAATAAGTCTTAGTTGGCGCAAAGTCCTAAAATCACTCAAAACCGTCAAGTCTATTTTTGAACCGTCACACCACCAAATGGACAAGTCATTAATAGGCGTTTGTTTTAAGAAAGACAAATCCTTGTTCTTGACAGCCCTTAATTCCAACTTTTTCAATTGACTTAGTCCTACGATAGATTCAAGATTCTTATCTAATTTCCCGAGAAAGAGGGATTGGAGATTTTTGAATCGCAAAAGCCATTGGCAATCAAACACAGGTTTGCCATTCTTCAAAATCGCATTTATATACAAATGCTCCAACTGGCTTGACAGCGTTTTGACAAAAGAAAAATCCCTTAAATCATAAATATCTAATGTCAATGATTTTAGATTTGACAAACTTGAAAGAATAGATAAGCCAGTATTCTTATATTCAAAATCGCCTATTACGATATTTTGTACATCAGGAACAAATCGCAGGAAATCCAGATTCCAACCATTGAAATCATCTCCATATCCAAATTTTTTGTCAGCTCCTCCATATACACGAAAAGAAATATCAGGACGTAATATAAATAAGCGATTCAATTTTTCGAGAACAGTATTAGGAATATAATCGCTTATTTGAACTCTCTTGATAAGTTTTTCCTCGCTTATTTGATGAATTATGGATTCAGTTACATCTTCAGCCATGTAACCATCTTCGGGATGTCTTGGAATTCTTCCAAAACTGCGAGGGGTAAATATTTCAATTTGTGTTCTAAACATATCTTTACTACGTGGGTAATGGTTCAGCAGGGAACGGCTTGTCCGTTATCCTGCGTTGTTAGCGAAATATTCTTCCTGTTATTTAAGAAATATCAAAATAAGCTTTAAGCTGAAACAGTAACAAGCTATAGCCATACCGTAAGATAGCACATACCAAATAAATAGCTTCCAGAATTTCTGTTTCCCGAACTTCTTGAAATAGGTAACATATTTATCTTTCCTATCTATAAAGACATTGTGAGTAAAATATATAATAAAACCACCAACGATTAATAATAATCCCCACACTATTTCATTATTGAACAGGTCACAGGCTCCTGTAACTGTTATCATCGCTATGACATTTAGCATTGTAAGTACGTTAATGCAAAGAAAGAAAATAATTCCCTTGTCTGCCATACTAAGAATGCGACCAGGCGGCTTCTTTTTATTTTCAGAACACCACACCATTTTATTATAGTTTTGTTTAAACCTGTTTATATATTCCCAGTAACCATTGCTTTTACAGAACTTTCGTGTACATGTATTGTCCAGTATAGAGAATACAAGCCAATCAAAACCTTTTTGTACCTTATAAACAATCATATAATTGCAATAGTATAGCATATTCATAAACAGTTCTATCCGTTTCATTTTGATATGTTTTCGCTAATGGTTTGGTGAGGAACTGCGTTCAGCTGTTGGCTCGACCTTGTTAAATGCCCAATTCTTTACATATAACTTTATAGATTTCTCCCCATTTTCCATTAAAACAACGTCCTCTTGATTTCTTTTTCGCATTGATAAAATATTCTCTGGCTTTGTCTATACAGCCATTTTTATGATAACAGATAGCTACATAAAAATCTTTTTCACCGCTATCATAACGCCCGTCTGCTTCAAAATCAAAAGTTTCAAATATGATTGCCCAATGGAGAGCTTTTTCGTATTCTTCCAAAAAGAGGTAAGAATTTATCAAACTTAGGAACAGATGATACGATATACTATGTGCAATCTTTGGCTCAGACAGCATATCCCAATAACGCTTTGACACTTCTATTATATATTGGTATGCATTAGCCCCATGAGCCATTGATTCATCTATGTATTGCATTAACAAGTCATCTTCCTCCTTAACATTAGTATCCGATTTGCAAGACCTCGTTTGTTTCTTCTGACCTCTCTTTGATTTTGTCAAATCAACATTTTCAGAAAGCCACCCAAAATATTTCTTTTCATTCTTAAATATGGATTTTCCCTCAACCATAAATGCTCGAAGAAGAAACTCCTTTGCATTATCATAGTCCTGTAACTCGAAATAATTTTCTCCCATTCGCAACATGATAAATGGATTTTCTATTTCTCCCGATTTATAGCATTGACAGAAATAATCTAAGGATGATTTATAATCTTGCATCATAAAATAGGCATCGCCAATGGAAGCGACAAGCCAAACATAGGCATCCCAATCTTCCTTTGGAGAGGGTAACAATTCATAGGCTTGCTGAAAATATGAAATAGCTTTGAGATAATCATCATTGTCCATTGCTTGATTACCCTGATTTGACAGCTTCTTAATTTGGCTGTATAGTTTGTCTGATAGTTCCATATAATTGCATTTAATGGTTCAGCAGGGAACGGCTTGTCCGTTATCCTGCTTCGTTAACATCATATTTTATTTTCACATCAGTGTACCATACACCATAATCACAAGATTTTATATATTTCATTTGTCTGTTGTTCAATATATTTATAGGCATATTGTTTCAATTCTGTATCTTTGGGAAAATTCATTATTAACGTTTCTGCCTCTTGTGAAAATCCTCTTATTTTCCGTCGATATAAAGCATACAGCAATTGAAACGCCATGCGTGATGAATTCCAAAAATCCTTTTTTTCAATGGCAATTTGTTTTAAGCTATCATCCATTTTTAGGATATAAAGCAAGTAAATAAATCCGCTTCTCCCTTTTTTGTATTTTTCGGTGTTAATAACATCTAATATAAACTTTCGGATAACGTGTGATTTTTTATTCTTCTTGTTTTTTTGTAAATGGGCATCTATGCTTAATGCAATATCTGTAATTTCAGCTTCAAACTCTATGTCATATCCTTCATAGATGTTTTCAGGCTCTTTCAAATTGTCATAAGCATAATCTACCGCTTTTTGTGTCATATCAACAACCTGCGTATCTTGATAATCAGAGCTATTGAATCTAAGTTCTTTTTTTAGACTAATATAGTCATTCCTATTTTTTATATTCATATGCTAATAAGGGATAAAGAACATTCTTTGTACTTAATTCTTGTTTCCATATATGGTACACCGTCTTGATGTTAATGGCTTGGAAAGGAACACCGTTCAGGGGTTATCTTTCCTTGTTACTAACTTATATTTCAAAATCACACTTACCAACTTGTTATAGGTCTTTTAGAGTTAAGCCATAAATCTTTAATTCTTTCAGAATAGATAAAAATTTCACTCTCTCCTAAGGCTATGCCAAGTTCCGGTATGACAGAATAAGACCACTTAGGGATAATGTTGTATCTTTTTTTAAGAACGGATAACACTTTAGGAGCAGCTAAATTCATTTCATCATAATAAATATTTGGTATATCCGTAAAATGAATTTCCGTCAAGGTATCATCATCGTAACGTAAAATCAAATTGTGATACTCCTCAAAGTACGCTCCATTACCAAATGCGCCTGTCTTACGTTGCACTGTTTCTAACGGTTTTCCCAGTATTTTGTGTGCTGTTTCAGTATTACAACCTAATTCAAGTATATCTAAACCAATATAAGGTTTAAGAGATAAAACATCTGGCAGGTACTTTATTTCAGAATATGCATTATATGTTGAAAGGTTGGTTAATGACCTCTCATATAATGATTTTTCTCGATTAGAATATAACGTGATTTCAAATACTCCATTGCTGTTCCAAATAGCCAAGTTCTTATTAGGAAAGATACAGGTGTTACCATCCACAAATGGATTTTCTTTACGATACCATTCCGTTATTTGGCTTAACTCTACTAACTCCCCGTCTATCCGAAAGACATCAGTAACAATAACAGATATGCTTCTTACAAACTGGTTGTTTTGACTAAAACATATTCGGAATTGCTCTGCGGAATAGTCCAATTTTAATAATTCCTCTCTACTGATGTCAAGAGGAATGTTGTTTATTCTTGATTTTGAAATAATGTCTATCATTTGCACTATTGTTAGTAATGGGTTGCAGCTTGCCACCGTTAGGTGGAATAGGTGCTTGTTATCAACATATTATTCATCTACTAAATCAGCCAAACGATCCATTGCAGGTTGCAAGTCTTCAGGGATACCTTCTTCCCAAGAAGGCACATCCAATGCAATACCATCTAAAGCAGTAAACATTTCTTGGGGAATGGGAATCTTAAATTCCGAAGGATTCAAACTTGCAGTCCAGTTATATCCATCTTGATACGAATCATGACAAGGATTGAAAGCGTAGCGTTGGTTCCTGTAAAATCCTGCTGTGTAATTCTGTTCAATTGTTTGGATGATGTCATAATCTTCAAGATACCAACTATGAGTATTTTCACATTCCTCACGGTTTACAAACTGTTTGCTGAAATCTGGAGCCATCCGCCAATAAAGTAGCAGGCATGTTCCTTTGTCTGTATCGGGCTGCTCGACAATCCATTGGATAACTTTCTTAGGATTATCAAAATTCCAGCTTAGAGCCAGCATTTGGCGAATTTCTGAATCATGTTTCTTTAAGTAATCAATGATGAGTTCGGCACTCAGTTCATCGTAAACGTCTTCATCAATACGTTTATCACCCCAATCGTAATTTTCGTCTAAAAGTTTGTTTATAAAGTCCATAATTGTAATTTATTAATTTGTTGATAATGGTTTGCAGCTTGCCGCCGTTAGGCGGAACAGGTGCATGTTATTCGCATATTATTCGGGTCGCCAATATGGATGTAATGCCGTTCCAATATTAAACATTGGAACATTAAACTCATTTATCCATTCAAGGCGAGTCCAAATGCCAGAGTTTTCACCGACCATAAGCATCCTTTCATTACAAAAAACAGCTTCCATTTCATAAGGGCGACGACCAATTTCAAAGTTCATTACAATAAATCTAACTGGAGCTTTATCTTGTAACGGTACAACAACCGAATTGCATTTTAAGGTGGATTTTGCCACTTTACCTAATGTCTTTCTACTATGTCTTACAGCCTCAATAGAGCGTTTGGCATTTCTCGAAATCGCCATAGGTCTATATATCGGACCAAATTCCGGCTCTACATCATTTGGCAGGACATCCATTTTATCTACTAACTTTGTAAGACCGTCAATCATCATTTCTTTTATTTCATTTGAATTAATATTGCAAAATCCCGCCCATGCAACAAGCTGTTTGTCGGTAGGAAAACTCTCGCCGTCCACATCAAACCACACATTAAAATCGCTGCCCAAAGAATTGATATAGATAGGGGATTTGGCTGTATATAGTCCCCAATCATCAATTTGCCAAAGCGAGCAATCAAAGTTTGATATATAGTTTTTTTCTTCCATTTGTTTTTGCGAATAATGGATTGAAAAGGAACACCGTTCAGGGGTTATCTTTTCTTGTTAATAGTCTATTTCCAGTTCTTTAGCAAAAGACATACAATTAAGTTTGTTAGCCCTAATCACTTTTTTGAACTTTTCCGATACTACTATTTCATCATCAAACGAGCATCGGACTATATTATAATTAACTCCATATTCCTCTAATGGTGATGTTATTAAGACTCGTTGCTCAAATTCATAGCTCTTATCCACCGGAGAAATAGAATAGATACTTTCCTCCATATCGTAACATTCTATATGCTTATGTATATTCATAGCGGAATAGCTATTGCACATCTTTTTTTTATAATTGAATATGGCATCAAAAAATTGTACTTCATTTGGAAAATTCTCCTCTATTGCTTTCCTCATTCGTTCTGATACAAGCAGTCCTCCATAAACGGTAGTAAGAATGTCATAAGTAATTAAGCGTTCAAAAGAGGCAGAACAATTTTCCGCATCCCGATAGACTAATGGAGAAGATAGGTATTCATGAATATAGTTGCCTAAATTTAAGTCAGCACCTAATTGTGAGGAAATATGGGGATTTTGACTTTCATCCAAAATTAATGGATAATTAGGGCGTGATGTAATTTCAAGAAAATAATTCATAATTGTATGTCTTTATATGATTACTATTAATGGCTAAGCGGGGAACGCTGTAAGCGTTATCCTGCTTCGTTAGTAACTTTTTTCTGTTGTGAGTTATTAAGACGTTGAACTAACATCTTCTTGAACTCTGTACTATTACATTCATTTATAAGTTTTCTGTATTCAAGAGATTTTATTTCTGAATACACAGACTCTATTAAATGTAGCAATGTCCATTCTACCCCATATAAAGCAGTCGGCGGAAAGAGCTTGATTAAAATATGTGCTTCATCCAAAGTGATAGGTTTAACTATCTTGCCCAATAAGTCTGCATATTCATCAACTAATGCAGCCGTTATTCGTTCATCTGCTTCATCGGGCATTGCACCCATTAAAGCTAATTGTTCAACTTCTTTTCTCATAACAATGTTGTTACTAATTTTTCGATAAACGCACCTTATGGTGCAGTTCCTATTCACTATTAAATCATTGTCTAATCATCATCCAAACAATCCAGCGGATTGGGGATTTTTGCTTTATAGGCGTTCGATACGTGCAGATAAATTGCCGTTGTTTTTATATCGGTATGTCCCATAAGTTCCTGTATGGTTCTTAGGTCTGTCCCTTGTTCCAGCAGGTGGGTGGCAAACGTGTGCCGGAGCATGTGCAGGTGTACCCGATGCTTTATTCCGGCTTTCCTTGCCGCTTCTTTCAAGATCTTAACCAATGCGCTGGGTGAGTATTGTTCGCCTGCCTGTTCGCCCTCAAAAAGCCATTTTTGCGGTCTGTATTCCCGGTAGTAATCCCTTAGTTCGTTGAGCAGCTTTTCCGACAGTAGGGAATACCTGCACTTCTTGCCTTTCCCGGCAATCCTGATTAGCATCCGTTCGCTGATGATGTCTTGGGGTGTCAGGTTCAGAAGTTCGCTTCGGCGTAGCCCGGCAGAGTAAATGAGAGAAATCATGCACCTGTGTTTCCGATTGGATAACTGTGCGAAGATGCTTTTCATTTCTTCCCGGCTTAATACTTCGGGCAATGCCTTGTACTCTTTTGCACGGGCTATCCCGCCATAATATTGCCGCTTGCCTTTCCGGACTTTTTCGTAATAGAACTTGATAGCGTTGATACGCATATTCTGCTGGGTGGCGGATATGTGCTTTTCCTTAACCATGTGGAGCATATAGCTGTTTATGTCCTCGACCGTCAGCAGGTCAAGGTCTTGCCCCTTGTGGTATTCCATGAAGTCGCTGAAATAGATTTTATAGGCTTTTATGGTGGAAAGGCTGTACCGCTTCTGTTCCAGCAGTTCGAGGTAGCCTTTCGGCAGTGTGTATTCCCTTTTGGGTTTGGGATGCCGCACGTAAACCCGGCTGTAATCAATATAGGCGTGGGGCGAATAGCGGTCGTAGAAATCCGGCAGCTTAAAAGCGGTGGCAGGCATGTAGGCAGAACTGTTGCCTGCCTTTTCCACGTCCGTATCTTGGGCGAGCAGCAGGGCGACAGCCTGACTGTTTACATACTCTATCCGTATGTAGTCCGCACCGTTTCTTTCTTCCTTGTACAGAACGATGCTTCCTCTCTGTTTCTGAACATTGTCCATGTGGCTGAAAATAATATCATATAGCCGCAAATATAAACAAAGAAACAGAAAAACCAACAGAGTGGTTGGTTTTATTTTGTTAAAGTCCCTCTAATAGAGATTTATTGCTGTCTTATGCAGCCTGCCGCCTGTATTTCAGGCTTTCAACAGCGAATAGAGGAAGTGCAGGCTCCGTGCCAGCTTCTTGGTGTCCAGCCCTTGAAAAAAGGACTTTTCAAAGGAAGTTCCGAAGAATATCTGCCAGAACATCGAAGCCGCTTCATCCACATCCACATCCTGCCTGATTTCCCCGCTTTCCTTCGCCTTCTCGATGGCGGATTTCCAAAGTTGTAAGTTCTGCTCGAATATGGCGGCTATCTTTTTCTCCACGTTGGGATAGTACAGCCTTACCTGCATCAGCAGGTGGTAGTAGTAGAAGTTGAAGCTGCACCCGTTGGGATTGTTCCCGTCGTCCAGCAGGCGCACGAGCCGCTGCATCGTATTCTCCACTCCGGCTACATACCGGTCGATAAATTCTGACAATGAGCCTGCCGTGAAGTTGAACTTGTTTTTCGAGTGTTGGGTATCGAACACGTACCTGTCCGCCACAGCCGTGAACAAGTCCTGCTTGAACGGGAAATAATAGGTCAGTCCCGCTTTCGACAGTCCGCAGGTTCTGGCTATCTCCATCTGGCTTGCCTTCTCGTAATTCATCTTTGCGAATATCCGCAAAGCCTTTTCCAATACTTCATCCCTGTTGGTAAACATATTTCTATATCCGTTGGTTTTCTTCTGCGAAGATAGTGATTTAGGGGAGATTTCCCTTCACCGTACCGGTTATTTTCATCCCCCCGGATTTCTGCATACCCAGACCCTGCTGTCAGGACTGCCCGCTATGGACACCCGCAGCCTCTATTCTTCCCATTCCATTTCCAGCTTCCCGTTGATGTCATAGCGTTTCCACCGTCCCGTGCGGTGACCGTTGCGGTATGTTCCGGTTTCCCTTACCTTGTCGTTCTTCACGTAGCGCGACTCGGAGGGACCGGTCTGTCGTCCGTTGACGTAGGTGCTGGTTTCCCAATAGTCGAACCGGTTGTCGCGCACCAGTGACTTCGCCTTGCCGTTAAGCCGTCCAAACTCGTAGGTTGCCTCATAGACAAGTTCTCCGGTTGACGGGTCGTATTCCCTGTAAAGACCGTCATACCGGTTGTTCTTTTTGTAATATTCCTTGAGCCGTGAACCGGTCTCTCTGTCAAAACGGACCTGAAGCCCTTCTTCATTCCCTTCACGATAGGTTGTGATGTGCAGGGTGTCGCCGCTCTCCGCTATCTGCACCCAGGTTCCATCCTTCTGCCCGTTTTTGTAATGGCCGGTTGTGCGGGGCTGACCGAACAGGTAAAGCTGTTCAAAGTCGCCGTCAAGCAGCCCCTGCTCGTTGTAGTAAGAGGTCTCTTTCAGCTCGAATGTGCCCTTGATGTAGGAATACTGCTTGCCGGTCTGTTTCCCGTCCTTATAGTTGTGTTCCCTGCGCAGCGTACCGTCAAACTCGTAGTACACGTCCTTTCCGTCTTGCTTTCCTCCTTTGTAGAAGCGTTCCATTTCCAGTTTCCCGTTTGTGTAGAACGTGCGGTGGGCACCGTCTAGTTTTCCGGATTTGTAGGATTTCTCTTCCGTCACCCTGCCTTCGTCGTCATATTTCCTGAAGGTTCCGTCCTTCCAACCCTCCTTGTAGGAGCCCTTGGCTTTCAGCTTGTTGTAGATGTATTCTTTGTAATCGCCATTGTAAAGACCGTCCTTGAAACGGGCAAGGATATAGGCGGAATGGTAGCCGTCGATAATGCGGTGCTCTCCGTCAAGAGGCTTGTCGCCCGAAATTTCCCGGTGGAGGATACGGCCGTCTCCCAGATTTATGGCTGTGATACGGTCTATCGGGTATTCTTTCTGTGCATGGAGCGGTAAAACGCACAGCAAGGCTGCCAACAGCAGAAAATAACAGTTCATTCGTTTCATACTTCAATTGTCTTTAGGGTTATTTCTATTCTTTGAATCTCATTCTTTCTTCAGTGTCCGTATTCCCGGTCAGGATGCCGTCCGGTCGCAAATATACACAAAGAAACGGAAAAACCGACAGGTCGGTCTGTTTTTTGTTTTGTCATAGTTTCCTCCCGTATTTTTCCGCTTTTACGATAGGCAAGCCGATCACGTTCTGCATGGCAGTGCGACCGGCTTGCAAGAATCGGGCCTACATCTTTATCCCTTTCATCCGGTGCTCATCCTTGGGCTGAAATCCCGACCGTACGGCAGAGAACCGGTCTGCAATGTTTTCACCGGCAGGATGCCGTCCGTCAACCGGACCGCGTACCTGCGTAGCATCTCCCAGCGTCGGTCGGGCCTGTTGCTGACCCTCCGTTTCCTTTTCGGCGGTTTCCGTTGCGGGAGGAGCCAGTTCCAGCTGTATCTTGCGGTCGATGGCGGCAAGCTCGGACTTCAACTGTTTCAGTTCGTCCTCCTTCTTCCACACCTTGCCCGCTATCTCCTGCAACTGCGGGATCTCCTTCTCCAACACCTCGTTCTTGGCCTTGTACTGGTCGATGACCGAGGGGATCTTCTCCATCGCGTTCAGGAAATTGCGCGCGGCGGCTATCGGGTCCGCCATCGCCAGATGCCCGTTGTTGTAGGTGTACTTGTAGTTTCCCTCCACCACGAAGCGGTTGTCTGTAAACTCCAGTCCCTCTTTGAGCGTCCTTTCGCTGACCACCTTGACGGGGAAGCCGTACAGTTCCCCAATCGGTTTGTACAGTCCGCCCGTAGTGGCGTTCCTGGCTATCTCCTGCAAACGCTTCCCGATAACCTTCTCGTCGGTGGAGTCCACGCCGTCCACCCTGACCGCATTCAGCCGGTTGCCATCCTTGTCTGTCCGGGCAACGGCAAGGAATCTGTTCCAGTCCTCTGTCATGGCTTCAATGGCCGCCGTGTTGCCGCCCAGCTCCTTGACCTTGGTTTCCAGCTTGAACTCAGAATCGCGCCTGCCCTTGTGGAACGACTTGCGTTCCCCTTCGAGCGAGGCGATACGCTTCTCCAGTTTCGCCTTGTCGAGCAGGTCGGTGTTGCCGGAGAGCAACGCCATGTATTCCGAGAAGTTCATGCCCGATTTTTCGTCCATCGCCCCCTCGTCGATGGTACGTGCGCCCATCGCGCCGTTTTTCAGCTGCGAGATGAAGGTCTGCTTGCAGTGCAGCAGGTTGAACTTGTAGCTGTCCAGCGACTTCTCCACCGCATAGATGATGACATCCACGTTGTTCCCCGCAAAGTGCTTGGCAATCTCGTTGCCGGCCCTGACACCACGCCCGTCACGCTGTTGCAGGTCGGACGGGCGATCGGGTAGGTCAAGGGCATTACTGCCCTCTTCCCCCCTCAGAACCGTACGTGAGGGTTTCCCCTCATACGGCTCAAGCTTTTCAAAGTCTCTGTTCGTGTGCAGAGACCGGCTCATCCTACTTCTTGTTTCCATTGTTTTTACGGGATAATTTGAAACATTCATCATGAACCAACAGATTGCATTTCCGTCCGTCTTGTACGGTCGGCATTACATTCCATGCCTTATGCGTGTCAATCGGTTCACCACATATCGGACATTTCCGACCTTGCTTTTCCCATAGGTAAAGCAGGGATTTACGTCCTTTCAGCGTCACAAGCATCTTTGACTTCATTCTTTTATTGAAGTACAGGCGGCAGTCTGCGTCAAACGGATTCATGTCCCCCTTTATCTGCGTATATTGCAGAAAAGGAAACGAAGATGCCAGTTTCAACAAGGTAAGTTGGTCTTCTTTGCCGTTTGATTTCTTGAACTTAGCCGCAAAAGTCCAGCTGTTCCCTCGGATATTGTGCCAATAGCGGTCTTTTATCCACTGTTTCCCTTTCTTGGAATGACGGCGTTTAGCCCATTGCCACAAGGCGAGAAATATCTGATGGTCGATTCTGTGAAAAGAATCACGTGTCGCCCCATGCTGATAATATGCTCCCCATCCTCGAATTTTAGCATTCAACATCCTGATTAATGATTCCTGCTTGCAACCCTTATGACCTTTTGTCACCTTACGGATATTCTCCATAAAGCGTTTTTCGGCTTTCTTGGTCGGCTTGGTCAATATTTCATTACCGAATTTGCGGATGTTGAAACCGAGAAAATCGAAACCGTCACGGATATTGGTTATCACCGTCTTTTCTTCTGATAAGGTCAGACCTCTTTCAGACATAAAGTCGGCTACCAATGGCTTGATTTCCTTTTCAAGTGTTTCACGGTTCTCGCAGGTAATTATAAAGTCATCAGCGTAACGGACAAGATTCACCATTGGCGAATATAACTTACCTTTGATTCTAACTCGTTTATATTTCTCTGCAAGGACTTTCTGCAATCCGTCCAATGTCATATTGGCAAGCGTGGGAGAGATAATGCCACCTTGTGGCGTTCCCTCCTCTGTCGGGAACATCTGTTTGTTGAAGATATAGCCGCATTTCAACCATTTTCGGAGTATTGCCTTGTCCATAGGGATGTTGGCAAGCAGCCATTCATGGCTGATATGGTCGAAGCACCCCTTTATGTCACCCTCCAGAATCCATTCGGGAGAATAGCCTTTTCGGAGAATGTTATGGCATTGCATTACCGCGTCCATACAGCGGCGTTCCTTGCGGAAACCGTATGAACGTGAGTCGGCTGTTGTTTCCGACACTGGTTCTAATGCCATAAGGTAGAGTGCTTGCATGGCTCTGTCTTTCATTGTCGGTATTCCCAACGGTCGCAGTTTGCCATTACTCTTTTTGATGTGGACTCTTCTCAATGGCTTCGGCTGGTAGCCTCTGCGTTTGAGTTCGCTTATTGCTTGTGTTTTTGCTTCGGGTTTCTCCCATGTTTCCATGTCCACTCCGGGGGTGTTGCCACCTCCGTTAGAAGTAACTCTCTTTACGGCTAAGGCTTTTGCGTAAAAAGAGTGGGTCAGCGTCCACTGCAAGGCTTTCACCTTGTTGTATCTGCCTTCCTTCTGAGCCTTTACAATTCGTGCTTGTAGCTTTCTGACAGCCAACTCCGCTTTAGTCCAGTCTATTCTGTCCCAAAGTGTTTGCTGATTGTCAGCAGGCGCACACGATGTCTTGTTTTCGTTCATTTGCTTTCCTCCTTTTGAAAGTTCTAAAAGTTAATTGTAAAGAATCACCATTTGACAACATTCGGTTTGATTGCCTACCTAATGTCGTCACAGAAGTCTGCCCACTTTCGTGTCGGATGATGTCGCCCACATCAGCCCGTGATGTCGGTTCAATCCGTATCCGCTCCATTACAGAACGGCATTCGCTTTTTCTGTTATCTTATACCTGCACACCATTCGGCTTTCATTGCTGTCAGCTTACCTGTCATTTTTACATGACAGGAGATATACAGGCTTACCATGTTCCACATAGATAACTAACGGATAGGTTAGGTTCTGTCTCATCCTCCGGCGGTGCTTATATCCGTGTAATCCTACCATGGAGAGGATTAACCGACCGCTTCCCTTTTGGGTAGAGTGTGCCAGTATCTTACACTCTTTCGTGACATTACGAAGTTTACTAACAGTTCGCTTGCGCTAACCATACTATCCAGCCTCGCCACTCTACGGTATGATACTAACCGTACTTGACTTCCCCTCACGGTTCTGTCTTGTCTTGCGAAAGTGTACTTCGTCCCGACCGCTTAATACAACATTAAGGTGCATCGGTCGGTAGGCTACCGCTGACGGAACAGCGGGTTAAAGCTGATACCCGTAAGTATCATTCCAACAATTATCTATGCGACTTCATGTCGCACCCACGGCGTATCAAGATGATGGATCGCCATGCACCGTTTCTGCGCGTTCACGCCCGTTCCGAGCATACTCGTGGAGCCGAAGAGCACACGCACCGTCCCGGCATTCATGGCCTCTATCACCGCCTTGCGTGCCTTGTCGGTCTTGCACTCCTGAATGAAGCGGACTTCGCCGGCCGGTATGCCGTAGTCCTCCGTCAGCTTCCGCTTGATCTCGCTGTACACGTTCCACCCTTCACCCGGCTGATACGTCCCCAAGTCCGAGAATACGAACTGCGTGCCTTTCTGTGCGTCGTATCTGTGGTAATACTCCGCTATCTTCTTGGCGCAGTGGCTCGCCTTGTTGTCGGGGTGGTCTTCGTAGTTCGGGTCTATCATGCGCATATCCAGTGCCATCTTGCGGGCGTAATCGGTGGCGATGAGCATCTTCGCCTTCTCCTCCGTTTCCGACAGCGGCAGTCTGCCCAACAATGTCGCATCGCCCGTTTTGGCAAATTCCATCAACTGCTTGATGAAATACTCCTGGTCGGGCGTGGGCGGTATGTGGTGCAGTATCTCGTTCTTGTGCGGACGGTCCACGCCCACATCCTCCGCCGTGCGGTAGTCGGTGATTTCGTTGTAGAAGGCGGCAAGCTCCGGCACCTTGATGAAGTAGCGGAAACGCTCCTTCTGCACGATGTTGTTCGTCACGTTGAACTCGAAGTCAGTGGTCTTCTTGGCGAAAATCGCCGCCCACGCATCGAAGCAGCGGATGTCCTGCCTCTCCAGCTCTTTCGGACGCAGGTACTTGAAGAGCAGGTACAGCTCCGTCAGCGAGTTGCTGATGGTCGTGCCCGAAAGGAACGTAGCCCCCAAGTCCTTGCCCGTCCGCTCCTGTATGGTGCGGATGGCAAAGAGCATGTTCAGGGCTTTCTGGCTACCCTCGCTGTTGCCCAATCCCGCCACACGGTCGTGCCGCGTGTTAAACGTAAGATTCTTGAACTGGTGCGACTCGTCTATGAAGATATGGTCGATGCCCATCTGCTTGAAATCCGCCACATCGTCCGTGCGTGACTTGATGGCGTATTCCACTTTTTCCAGTTTCGCTTCAAGGTTGTGCTTGCGCTTCTCCAGCCCTTTCAGCATCGCCCGCGACACATTTTTGCCCTGCTGACGCAATACTTCCAGATTTTCCTCCACCGTATCAAGCTCCGCCTGCAGGATGCGCTGTTGCAGCTCCGGACTTTGCGGTATCTTCCCGAACTGGTCGTGGCTCATGATAACGCAGTCGTAGTCGTTGTTCCTGATGTTGTTGAAGAAACGCACGCGGTTGGCAGTCGAGAAATCCTTTTCCGAAGCATACAGGATGCGGGCGTTCGGATAGGCGGCCTGATAGGTGGCTGCAATCTCCGCCACATTCGCCTTCAAGCCGATAATCATCGGCTTGTGCGCCAGTTTCAACCGCTTCATTTCATGTGCTGCAATGCACATTATCAGCGTTTTACCGGTTCCAACCTCATGGTCACAGATCCCGCCTCCGTTCTGCTTCAGCATCCATACGCAGTCCTTTTGCGAGGGATATATGCTCTTGATTCCCCGGCTTGCCAGCCCTTTCAGGTTAAGGTCGGGGAAGGTCTGGTGGCTTCCGTCATACTTCGGGCGCACGAAACAGTTGAACTTGCGGTTATACATCGTCACGAGCCTCTCCTTGAACTGCGGAGACTGCTCTTCCAGCCATTCGGAGAACCCACCCCGGATTTCGTCAATCTTGGCGTTGGCGAGCTGTATGCCCTCGCTGTCGCGCACCTTGATGTCGTTGCCGTGTTCGTCCTTGCCGATGGACTTCATCATGTCGGGGCAGGTGTTGTGCAGGGCGTGCTTCAGCAGGTGCATACCGTCGTAGTGGCGGTAATAGCCCTTTACCAGAAACTCGTCCGTGATTTTCATGGTACGGTAGCCGCAAGCCACCGAGAACTCGTCCATGCTGGCGGAATAGGCGATTTTCACGTCCGTTTCAAACAGGTGGCTCATATACGAGGCGTACACGCCCGTGGGAATCCATCGTTCACCGAAGTTGAAGTCGAGGTCTTCAAACTCAATCCGCTGCGGTTCGGCTTCTTTCAATGCTTCCAGTGCCTCCTTCACTTCAGGCATATGTTCATTTTCGGGATTGGCATTTATCCAATTTTCGATTCGTTCCGCCTTCTCTATCACGTTCCCGGCGATGAACCTGTCCTTGATTTCGTAACCGGTTACGAGCGGGTTGTAGAAGATGCGCCCTTTCAGGGCTTGGAGCAGTTCCTCCTCCGTTCCGTCGGTTATCTCCCTCATATAATCGAGATCGACCGTTCCGAACCGGTTGAGCGATGCTGCAAGCGCTTCCTCCGGTGTCCCGGCATTCACGGCGGACTCCACCCCGAAGGATACGGGGCGTTCAAAGATGTCCGCCTTCACAAACCTGCCGCCCTCCGCACGTTCCAGCGAAAGGACATCGCGTCCGCCGGCATCCATCATCACTAGTTTCACATTCTGCTTGGCATTGAGGTTGCCGTAGCGCATGACAAATTCATCGTAGCAGGTGTTCAGGTGTTCACGCCACTGGGGATTTGCCTCGTGTCTGTTCGACTCATAGCGGTACAGCCTCTCGTATGCGTCACGGACTGATACATACAGCAGTGCCTTTTCTTTCTGATAACCGGTCAGTCCGAGCGGCTGGAATGTCGCACCGTAGGGAGTGATGTCTTTCAGATACCCGATGTCGCGTGCCCTGTTTGCCACCAGCGACCCTTCACGCAGGTGCATTTCAGGCGTGCGGTGATAGGGACGCGGTTTCATATCCAAGACTTCCTCCTGCTTTTTCACCTCCGTATCGTGTTCCGCCTGTAGTACGGTGGGTGCTTTCGGTTGTTCCTGCCTGTGCCGTTCCGCCACTTGCCGAAGAGCCTTGCGCTTTTCAGGTGTCATATCCATCATCATTTCATAGAAACCGTTGATGGGCGGATTGTCTTCCCAGTTAATGGAAGCATATATGTCGTCTGGATCGCTTTGCTTATCCGCTTCCTCCACTTCCTTTTTCTCGTCCGTTTTCTTTTCAGCCGGAGAAACAGAGGTGGTATGCGGAGGTATATTCGTAACCTTCGGTATAACCTGCACTTTCGGTTTGGACTCGGTACGCTTTGCGGCACTTTCCTTTTTCGCTGCCTTTTTCTTCTTGGAAGTTTCCTCCTTGCTGACTTCTTCGGTCATTCCCCAAAGGTCAAGCAGGGAGAGCTGCACACCGTCCGAATGCTTCATCGGGCGGTGTGGCTCTATCTCCGGCTTTTCGTCTGTGGGCTGTGGCGTTACTTCTTCCGGTTTTGCCACCGTTTCGGAGTTCGTTACATTTTCAATATGCGGCTGTATTTCGGGAGTGGAGACAATTTCACCTTCCGTGCTTTTACTTTGCGCAGGATGAAGACTGTGCCTGTCATACAGTTTCTTGTCAAACTTTAGCATTTCAATGCTTAAATGCTCCCGCAAGTCCTCCGCCATCTGTTCAATGTCGCCCCGGTGCATGATTTTATAGGCAGGTTTCCCATAAGGGTCTGTACTTCTTATCAGGTCGGAATGGGGAATCATGCCGATGCTGCCGACATATCCGTTCTCGAAACTGCCGATCGGGGTCTTCCCTGTCTGTATGAACATTTCCTCATAATCATACAGTTCCCGTTTCTTTCCGCTGTTCTTTTGCAGGATGATCAGGTCACTGCCCACCTCCGTACCCGCGTTGTCCGTGAAAAGATTGTTCGGCAGGCGTGCGACACCCACCGGATTGGCATGTCTCATCATATACTCGCGTATGGGCGCGTTGGACGGGGCATCCAGCACCCCTTGCGAGGTGATGAACGCCACAATGCCGCCCTCGCGCACCGTGTCGAGGCTCTTCAGAAAGAAATAGTTGTGTATCGTCTTCGCGGCGGAACGCCTTGCAGGGTCGTGGCTGCCCGTAAACTCCGGGTCGAACACCGCCACATCACCGAACGGAATGTTGGAGATGACAAGGTCGAAGTAGCCGGTAAACGGCTTTTCTATCTTCTCGAATCCCTGCACCCGCACTTTCTGATCGGGATGCAGGTGTTTCAGAATCCTGCCCGTCATCAGGTCTTTTTCAAATGCTATTATATCGGCATCCGGCTTGTAGCCCAGCACCGCATCCACGAATGCGCCCACGCCTGCCGAGGGTTCAAGCACACGGTCGGGGCGTATGCCGTGCCCGTGCAGCACGTCGGCAATCGCATCAGTTATTTCCGGCGGAGTGTAGAAGGCGGTCAGTACGGACTGCTTCATCGCGTCCATGTACCGCTTGTATTCCATTTCGTCACGGCAGTTCTCCCGCACCAGTCTGTGCAGCTCCACCGTAGGGGCAAACAGTTCGAGGTCTGATTTCGCCCAATGGACGGCATCTGTCAGTTCCTTGGCGGGGTTCAGTATGCACTTCAGCCCTCCGAAGCCGCAGTAACGCTCCAGCAGCAGCCTTTCGCGTGCGGTGGGGGTACGCTGTTCCCTGTCAAGGATGAATGCCGTCCGTATCGCCTCGATGTTGTCCCGTAATCTCTGCTTGCGGTTAAACGCCATACTCCTCGATGTAAAGTACGACGGCTCCCGTCAGCTCCGTGCGCAGCAGGTCGTAGTCGGGCGACAGGGCGAAGTTGTCGTCCGAGAGGTCGTAAATGGAGAACACCGCATCGACGAGCGGAAACAGTCCGGCAATGAAGCCATCCTGCTTATCCTCCGGCACATCATCGGCAAACTCGCTTTCCACGACTTCGCGGAGGATGGCATGCTTGGAGTAGTGAAGCCCGCGCAGCAGGATGTTCATTGCCAGTTCCTGTGCACCCTCGGTGGGATAGCCGTCAAGCCGTGCCTGTTCATACGTTTCGGCGGCGCGGTCGGCACGCTCACGGATAAAGGCGGTATCGGTTGCCTGTTCAAACCGGTTGTTGCGGAGGTAGTCCAGCAGGTACAGACCGTAATAGGAAAAGTCGGTCTGAACCTCGTTTTTCTTCTTGTTGTTCATTACTTTGGAATTTAGTGGATGAATGAATGGGATAATCATATTTGAGGAAGGAAGAAAAAAGGCACTCGGTATCCCTCCGAGTGCCACCACTAAATCCAAAGTATGAGTGTAATCCGGTATCGAAGAACAATCCATTACTCTGAACCAGTGGCAAAGTTAGCGCAAATCGAAGACAATACGAAATAAACCCGTTTATTTCTATTGTTGAGATGCAGCCTAACTTATCAAAAGTTAGCACTATTTCTTCCGTCCTGAAAATTTCTTTGTTGTTTTCTTTTCAGGGAACACAAAAGTCGTGTTGAACTCCCCGTCAAAGGCTATGGTGGCATCAAAGCTTTTGCCCTGCTTGCTCTTGAATCCCCTGAGCAGCTTCGTGTGCCCCTCGGTGAGCAGGTCTTTGATCTCCTCGTCGGAAAGGGTGCGGTTTGCCTTCAGACGGAACACGGGCAGTCCGCACTCCGCATTGTCGCAACGGACGACCTTGCCGTAGAACTGCATCGTTCCCGTTCCGCACTTGGGACACTTGCAGCCGGAATCCTTGCGGGCGAAGAGCTTGTCGCATGAGAGCAGTTCCGAGGTAATCTCCCTCGTGTACGCCTCTATCTCCTTGCGGAAGGTGTCGGCGGGCAGCTCCCCGCGCTCGATGCGTGCCAGCTCCTTTTCCCATTCGCCTGTCAGGGCGACATTGGCGATGCGCATCGTCTTCACTATCGAATAAAGAGCAAGCCCTTTTTCGGTAGGCACGAGCGATTTCTTGCAGCGTTCCATATAGCCGCGCTTGAAGAGTGTTTCGATAATCGCCGCACGGGTGGCGGGCGTGCCGATGCCGCAGTCCTTCAATGCCTGACGGAGCGCATCGTCCTCAACCTCCTTTCCGGCGGTTTCCATAGCCGAAAGCAGGGTGGCTTCGGTATGCAACGGCTTGGGCTTGGTCTTTCCCTCCGTGATCGAGCAGCCTTTCAGTGTCAGCGTGTCGCCTTCCTGCCTGTCGGGGATGGAGATTTCCTCCTTGTCCTCCTCGCCATGGACCGCACGCCATCCGGCCTGCCTGATAATGCTGCCTTTTACCGTGAACTCCGCTCCGGCACACTCTGCTGTAACGGTAGTGGTGTCCTTGACGCACTTCTCCGAGAAAGCCTCTATCATGCGTCCGGCTATCATCTGATAGACGGTGTTGTCCTCTTTGGAGAGGAACAGCGGCTTCTCGCCCGTAACAAGCAGGGCATGGTGGTCGGTCACTTTGCCGCCGTCCACGCTGCGGCGTGTGGGTCCGGCTTTCACCTGCACCTTGCCTTTCCATTCGGGCATCGCACCGATGAAGGCAAGCAGTTTGGGAATTTCAGCAAACACGTCGTCGGGGATGTAGCGGCTTCCCGTTCTCGGATAGGTGACGAGTTTCTTCTCGTAGAGCTTCTGTGCGATTCCAAGCGTCTGCTCCGCCGTGAAGCCATGCTTGGCGTTGGCCTCTTTCTGGAGTGTGGTCAGGTCGAACAGGAGTGGAGTTTCTTCCGTCTTTTCCTTGCGCTCTACTTTTGTGACGGCGGCTGTGCCTGCTTCCTTTACCTTATTATATAGTACCGTCGCAGGTTCTTTCTCTTTCCATTTCCCGGAAGAGGATAATTTCACCGTTCCGTCATTATTCCCGTCCACGGCGATATGGAGCTGCCAGAAGGCTTCTGGAGTGAAACGGCGGTTTTCCCAGTAACGTTCACACACCATTCCCAATGTGGGGGTCTGCACACGTCCGACGGAATACGTGCCGCGTCCGGCGGCGATGGTAAGTGCCTGCGTGCCGTTGATGCCCACGAGCCAGTCGGATTCACTTCTCGCTTTGGCGGCAAGAAAGAGGTTGTCATACTTGCTTCCGTTTTCGAGGTTACGCAGTCCTTCACGGATGGCCTTGTCGGTAAGCGAACTTATCCAGAGGCGGACGAACGGGGTGGAACATCCGATATAGTGGTAGAGGTATCGGAAGATAAGCTCTCCTTCGCGCCCGGCATCGGTCGCCACGACGATCTGCTCGCTTCCGTTGAAAAGGCGGGTGATGACCTTTATCTGCGCCATCACGCCGCTGTCGGGCTTGTAGCCCTTCTCCGCCTTTACCTGACGGGGGATGAGCATGAAGGTTTCGGGGATGACGGGCAGGTTGTCACGGACAAAGCCGCGTATGCCGTAGCCGTCGGGCATGGCGAGCTGGACAAGATGCCCGAATGCCCATGTCACGGCATAGCCGCCTCCCTCGAAATAACCTTCCTCTCTCTTTGTCGCGCCCACGATGCGGGCGATTTCACGTGCCACACTGGGCTTTTCTGCAATGATTGTCTTCATTTTTCTTGTTGTTTGATTGTTTTTTTCTTACTTCGGATTTTTGGGGATTTAGTGGCGGGCTTGGGGATATTACATCTTCATGCCCTTGCCCGTTCTCTTCTGCGGTTTCTCCTGCTGCCGCTGCTGGCTTTCGTCCTTGGGGGCGGTCTGTCCCTTCTGCAACGGCTCATTCAGGTTCTTGGTCGCCTCGTTGGTCTTGCCCTCGTTGTTCACGGCCACCTGCGTGCGGCTCTCGTTGCTTGGGGCGACCTGCTGCGCGTTGTCGGGATTGGTGTCGTAGCGGTACGGGCGTCCCTTTTCCGGGTTGAACTTGATCTACATCGTGGCATGGAAGCCCTGCTTGTCGGTCACGTTCTCCAACCTCACGGCTCTGCCCGCCACGTAGTCGGCTTTCTGCTGGTCGGTAAAGTTCACATTGCTCCATTTGCTGATGGGGCGGATGCTGCCGTCCTCGTTGGTCCATGTGTTGCGGCGTTGCTCCTTGTTCGTGCTGGCGGCATTTTCCGTACCTTGCGACTGCGCTTGTGCTTGTGCTTGGGTGGGATTCTCCTTGGCTTCCTGCGTCTGTGCGGTACGGGGCGACCTGCCGGTGCCCGGCACGAACTCCACACCGCGCTGTTCCACATTCACTTGCAGGGTGGTGATGAACTTCCTGCCGTCCTTGCGCTCGATGAGCTTGTCGCACACGGGCAGCCCGGCACGGAGCATGTCCTGCTCCTGCTTGGTAATTTCCGTGTTGCCGATGCGCTCCGGTATGCGCACCTTGCTTGCCGGGACATCCGTGATTTCATTCGTCTTACGGTCTATGCTGACGAATGAGGGTGTGATTTCACCCGTTTCCCTGTCCACAAGGTCCACGACCCTGCCGAGGTTGCCCGTCTCGCGGAGGTTCTTGCGATCCTCGTCGGAGAACTTGTGTTCCTTGTACTCTTCCAGTTTCTGCTCCTTGCGGATGAAGTGCGGCACAAGGCTGACATTGCCCTCGCCGTCCTTTCTGAAGGAGAGGCGGGCGTCCAGCTCGAATGCCTCGCCGCCGAAATTGGGCGTGACCTTCACCAAGTCTGATTTGCCGTAGTTGAGCATCTTCTGAAGGTCGCCGGACTTTTCAAGCTCGTCGCGTTTCACGCCCCAACGCTCTTCCAGCTCCTGCCAGTTGATTTTGTTCTCGTCGATGGGCTGGTAGCCCTGTCTGCCCTGCGTCTGCTGCGGGGCTTCCTGATTCTGTTCTTGTTTCTGTTCCATTTCTTCTTGATTTTTAGGTTCTTCCTGATTTTCTTTATTTTCCTGATCGGGTTGTTGTTCTTCTTGTTTTTGCTGTTGCTGTTCCTCCTGCACTTTCTGCACTTCCTGCTCGTAGCCGGAAGTGTCCACCTTGTGGGGTGCAAGCAGTTCACTGTAGGCTTCGGGGTTCTTCAGCAGCTCCTTCATCACTTCCAGCAGATTGTCGGCCTGCTCTGCCGCAACCCGGTAGAAACCGAAGCGGCTGGGTTCCTTGCACTGGCGGAAGAAGTTCCTGAAGAAGTTGTCCAGCACGTCTCCGTGCCGGTCGAATTGCAGGAAACTCTGCGCGTTCTCCGCCTTGGCGGGGGTGCGCTTGGGCGTGCCGTCCGCATTCAGTCCGGCTACCACGCTGATCTCGCCCGTCTTCTCGTCACGGACAATCAGCACGTCCTTTTCGTCTTTTTTCTTTGCCATCTGATTAAATTTTAATTGGTTATTTATTGAATATATTGCGGATGCGTGCCTTATAGAACTCGATGTCGTTCTGCCGGAAGTCCTTCACATGTTTGGAAAGGAAGTCCAGCACGTCCGTTTCGCTGTAATAGGTTTTCTTGCCCAAGGTCTTGTAGGAGAGTGCGCCCTCACTGCGGTAGCGTTGCAGGGTGCGCTTGCTGATCTGGAGGAGCATGCACAGGTCCTGATTGTCGAAAAGGCGGATGCCTTCGGACAGGGACGGCGGTTGTTGCCCCTGCGCCTTCATAGCCAGCAGCAGCTCGTCCTGACGGTCGAGGCGTTCGAGGATTTTCTGCATCCATCCCTCGAAACTGTTGCGGGTAAGCAGTTCCATAGCTCATTTCCTCCTTCCTTTGTCGGTTTTCTTGCTTCCCGTGCGTAGCGAATAGTTGTGCAGCAGGGCTTCCACTGTTTCTTCCTTGTTCCTGATGGTATTTGTTTCCAACAGTCTTTGCACTTCGGAGAGGTGGTAGCGGCAAGTGCCGCGTACTATCACATATTCTATGCGATGGTCGTCCCTCATCCGTTGCAGGGTACGGGTACTCACGTTCAGCAGTTCGGCGGCTTGTGCCGTATTGAGCAGGCGGTCTTTCGTTTCCGCCTCCTTCCGCCGTCGCTCTTCTTTCGCTTCGCGGACATATCCTGCTATCTCCGCTATCTGTTCCAGCATAGTCCGGTATGCGGAACTTTCAATCGTTATCACTTTCATATATGCGCTTGTTTTATTGTTTCTGCGGCAAAGTTCGGCAATGGAAAAGGGCGGCTTTAACAACTCACTACGTGACTCACGTAAGATTTTTATGAAAAAGGCTCCGCAACCCGGACAATCGGCGCAACAAGCTGCCATTCAGACAAAACCGATGGGCGTTTCAGCCCGTGCCGTTACCTTTGCGGCAGATTCAAAAATCGTTTTGTATATGGAAATAGTATCTATCGAGAAAAAGACCTTCGAGGAAATGGTGGCACAAACGGATGCCTTCGTGGAGAAGGTCGCCGCCTTGCAGCTCAAGGGGGATGCCAAAAGGCTCGGCAAGTGGCTCACGGGCGAAGAGGTTTGTGGGCAGTTGAGAATCAGCCAACGCACGTTGCAGAAACTGCGTGACAGGGGCTTTATCGGTTATTCGCAAATCGGCTTCCGTTTTTACTACAAGCCGGAAGATGTGAAAAGGCTCATCCCGCTTATCGGTACGATTTGCCCCACTGACAGATAGCCTTGTCTGACTTAAAACGGATATGATTATGAACGAAGACAACAATGTTATCACGATGGATTGTGAATCAGTAGCCGTATTGCTGCAAAAGATGCGGAAGGAATCCAAATGGCTCTCCGATTTTTTGGAAAGTTACCGTCCGCCATTGGATGGGGAGCGATACCTGACGGACAAGGAAGTGGCGGAACTGCTCCGCGTGAGCCGCCGCACCTTGCAGGAATACCGCAACAACAGGATATTGCCTTTTATCCTGCTGGCAGGAAAGGTGCTTTATCCGGAATCGGGACTGCGCGAAGTGTTGGAAGCAAATTATAGAAAACCGCTGAAAGAATGAGATAAGGCGGCTGTATGCACAAAGAGGAAACGGACAACCCCGGTCGTGGAGCTGTCCGTTTCCTCTTTCTGTTGTCGGCATTGTCAATGTCCGTGCGTGTTCAGCAATACCCGTTGGCCTTGTGGATGAGCATCACGTATGCCTGCTGCTTTTCTTTGGCAAGAACCTTCTCCACCAGCCACCTGCGGAACACGTGCGTGCAGTAGGTGTTCAGCCGGAAGGCGATGGGGATGATGATTTCAAGGGCATACACATCGGCATACAAACCGTTTTCAAGCCGCATGTAGCGGCATACCTCGTAGTCGTTCAGCACGTCCGACTTGCGGACGGCTTTGATGGCGGCGTTCACTGCCGGAACGCCTGCGTGGAACAGCCCGGCGATTTCGGTGGCGGTCATCCATACCTCGTTACCGGTTACGCTGACCTTCTTGTCCTTTATGATAATGATTCCTCGTTTCATGGCTTTCTTTTTTAGATGTTACATCCGGTAAATTCCTCAATGGTGTTCAACTTGGCGGCAAGGGTCTCCATGTCTTGGTTGAGCTTCTCCTTGGTTATCTTCGCATAAATCTGGGTGGTCTTTATACTTTTGTGTCCTAACATGGAACTCACCGTTTCAATAGGCACGCCGTTGGAGAGGAACACCGTCGTGGCTGCCGTATGGCGGCTCTGATGCCACGTGATATGCTTCGTGATGCCGCAACGTTTGGCAACGGCACGTATCCCGTACAGACAGGTCATGTAGTGGGGAACGGGAAATATCCTGCCGTCTTCGCACAATCCCCGGTATTTGTCGATAATCCGCTTGGCGATGTCAAGCAAGCGGATATTGGAAACCACGCCCGTCTTCTGACGGTTGATGTTGATCCACTCGTGGTCGTCGAAGTAGGTTCGGATATTTTCCTCCGTGAGATTGCGCATATCGGCGAAGGACAAGCCCGTGAATGCGCAAAACAGGTATAGGTCGCGGTAAAGTTCCTGCTTGGCGTTCTTCAGTTTCCCTTCCATCAACTGCCGTATTTCGTCTTTCGTCAGGAAGCTGCGTGTCGTTTCCTCCTTTTTGATTTCATACTCCCTGAACGGGTCGCGCGTGAGCCACTCGTTGTTGATGGCGATGAACACCATCGTCCGCAGCGGGCATACGTACAGCCACACGGTATTGGTACAGCAATGCTTGTCCGTGCGGAGGAACATCTCGAAGTCGGAGATGAATGCAGGGGTAAGCTCCTTCAAGGCGATGTCCTTCACATGGTAGCGGATGTTGAGGAACTCTTGCAGGTGCTTGTACACTGTCTTGTACTTGGAAAGCGTGGCTTTGGCTTTCATGCCCGCCTCCACCTGCTTCTCGTAGTCCTCATTATGCCGGTTGAATACCTGCATCAAGGTATGGTAGCGGTGTTCAAGTCCGAGAAAGGCGTTCTTGACCTTTTCCGCCGTGACGTAGTTGTCACGCTCCATGATTTCCTGATAGTGTTTGTTGATGCGCACGCGCATCTTGTCGAGCAGGCGGTTCGTTTCGAGTGCCGCCGTGCTTCTGCCCGTGACACGCCCGCCTTTGGTGTCCCACAACTTCGGATCGACAGACAACTTGCAACTGAACTGTGTTTGGCTTCCGTCCACCGTGATACGTCCCATGACAGGCACTGTACCGTCTTTTTTCACTACCTGCCGTTTGAGGTAGAAGATAACTGAAAATGTACTCTTCATCTTTCTGAACTTTTTTGGTTTCAAAATTACTTGGTGAAGAGTCCTTCGTCGATACGCAAATAGCAGAGGAACGGCGCAATTATTATCCGTTACCGGAATTGTTGCGTGAGTTGTCAGTAACTCACTATATAATAGTGCATTTCGCTATTTTTCCTAAGCGCCGATACCACCAATTATGCAGGGTAACGAATCGGTAACGTAGCGAAGTCCTAACTTGGTTCAGACTTGACTTTTCCCGTCATCCGGTTACAGAAGCTATTTTCTCAAAAAGCCTATTTCTCAATAACTTTGCTCTACTTTTCCATATCTCACCGATTATTGCTACCTTTGCACACGGAGTCCAACGGTTTTTTATAAAAATGGAATGCGTTTCTTTTTCTTCTCTTTAGAAGAAAACAGAATGCATATACATATCAGACAGGCAGAAAAAAAGGCTAAAATTTGGATAGAACCTTCTATTTCTTTGGCTGAGAATAAAGGTTTTTCTTCAACTGAAATTTCAAACATACTAAAGGAGGTACAAAAACATGAGCGTATTATTAGAGAAAAATGGAACAACCACCGCGGAAGTAACAATGATTAATGCACGCGGTATCCTCCTTTTCGTAGGAGGAAAGGAATATTATCTATCGTATGACAGATATCCTTGGTTTAGAAATGCAAAAGTTTCGGATGTATTGGATGTAACCATGCCGGATGAAGAATCGTTGCGTTGGGATGCAATCGATGTGGATCTTGAGATCGACAGCATAATTCATCCGGAACGTTACCCGATATCTTTTTAACGAACAAAGCCTTGCTAACTTCACAGTCCGCAGGGCTTTCTTACTACCAAACAAATCAAAATTTATCACTATGACAAAACCTTTTCTCTACTTTCAATGTAATATATAGTTATGCAGATAAAACTTTCTTTATCCGTTTCACATGGCCAGTATCGAAGTCAACCATTTCAACCCATTCTCCATCTTCCTCTTTAATTGACGTATCTTCCGAATGAAAATCTTTGACCCTTCGATTCATCAAATAACCACGTTCACGAAGCATGCCGACCAACAAAACAAAGCTGCTATCCAATATTTGTTCATGAGAATAGCCGAAAGCCTCGTTGCAGGTCACTAAGAACATGAAGCTGCTTTGAGGGCCTTCTTCTTCCATGTCTCGCTGTTTTTCTGAAGGGCTATTATCTCCACTTCGCTTAACGGGCTCACAGCTTCCAGCGCTATGATAGTACGAGAAAAAGGGTTACAGCCTATCCGGTACAAGACGGCATTCAGAAGGATATAGATATCCTCCCATGTACAGTTGTCTTTCAGAACTTCCCGGAACCAGGCCGGCATATCACCTTTCTTATTATGAATGCCAAGACATACGATTTCAAAGATAAGTTCGTCATATTTGGCTATCAGTTCGGCGACTTGATTGGAAAATCCTTTATTCTTATCAGCAATCAAAACATCTCTATCCTCTTTATCGATATAAAGCAAAAGAGGCTTTATTCTAAACCAGGTGCGGACAGTGATCGGAGTTATGGCGATACTATCCCCTACCGTCTTTCCTTCCGGTAATGATTCAAGCCGGGTAAATTCAAACGGAATGGTTACCGGCTGACAAGAAACGGATTCACTTTCTAACTGGAGTACTTGTTTTACACTCATATTTTCGATTAAAATATAAAAGCCCCGGATAGTTCCGAGGCTTTCGATAACCTAAACAACAGTCCTTAATTATTCTGCTGCTTGTACGGCTTCTGTTTCTGCGCTTGTCTTCTCTCCGGAATACAAACCGTTTGCCGTAAACTTGACAAGGATTTTATCGCCTTCATTTTCCGGCTGGATCATATAACTGTCACCAATAGCCCCCTCAATATCTTGGGCTTCTCCCTGGCCATCCACTTTACGTTGCCATTGGAAATCACCAGTCGCTTCCGCTGGTGTCAAGGTGGCCATAAGCGTTTCACCAACTTTGGGTGTACCGGTGATTACAACTGCCGTTACCGGAGTAAGGGTTACATTCATCACCGCCCGACCGAACGAAGATCGTTGCTGCCCTGCAGAGGTAATTGCTGCCAAACGGGTACATTTAACTAGCAAAAGGTCTGTTTGTTCTGAAGACGGAGCCTGACTCAAGCGGGCACTGACTTTACAAATGGCAAATGTATATTCCGTATACTTACCTTTGTACGGTGTTGTCTGTATCTTGAACGATTTACGGATATTTGGAATATCAATCGGAGCATTCCACTTACCACCACTTACAGAACCACCACAAAACGCGAGCATCTCCTGAGCTGTCGGCGACGGGATAGCAAATTCAAAACTATCCGGGTCGCCAGCTTTATCGAATGACTCCCAGGGATCTTTCATCCCTTCCGCACGGAAATCGACAGAGGTCGCTTCATTGAAATTAAAAGCAACTGAGCCTTCATGAACGATCGGACACTGTGTATAAATAGAGGCCGGAACACCATCACCGGGGTCACCATATCCTAAGAAGGATACGCCTACCGCCAAACTTCTTTCATTAGCCATATTCTTAATCTATTTCTGTTATTACTTCAAATCTTATATTCGTACAATCGAAGCCTTCTTTTGCTTCGCCAAGAGGTTCGGACCATACGATCCGAGATTTCCAATACATGCCGAAAGGAGGTGTGATATTTCGTAGTGCAGACTTAACTTTTCGTGTCACTCCTTTCATTAACTGACGGTCAGGCATACCGTTCTTCTGCTTTTTCACAAATACATTGATATTGACCGAACCTTTATTCACAACATCTGTTTCATTTAGTGTAAGCATTCGGATTGTGATGTGATTCTTTGTCTCACCATCACCAGAGCAATCTTTGTACAAGATAAAGCCGGTACTGACCGGTTCAACTGCATCATACACGATATCTACTATATCAAACTGATCAGCCATATCAATATCCTTTCTCCGCTAGTTTGTTGAATAATATCCGACTCTGTTTCTTAATCCATTCTTCGGTATGGTCGGAAGCAACAGAGATAACATCCAGGTTGTCGATTGCTTCCACATAAACAGCGTATGGCATGGCGGCTACCCCAATCAATACCCAACCTCTCTTATAAAGAGGTATCAGCTCGGAAACCAACCGTTTCGCTTCACGTATACCTGTCTGTTTATCTGTTCCCGATGTGGATTGTTTGTAATTCTCAGTCAATATATCGCCATCCTTGACGATCACATAACCGATAGAGCTACGGAGGTTACCAGTATGATCCTGATAGTTTCCTTTCTTTCGGGCAATCTTCACGAACTCTTCCCCGGCACGTTGCAATAATTTGTATATCCGCTCTTCCGCCCGGTCCACAAAATAATCAAACCAACGTTCTACTTCTCTATCGCTCCACATCGGAGTCAAACCACCTTTCCTTGCCATCGCTATACATAAATTACAGAGTGAGTCTGAAACGGCTCCCAACAGATAATATCCACATCGAGAGCGATACTATCAATCCGGATATGCTTCGCATTTTCCACAGGACGGGCCTTTGTCGAGAACTCACCGTGTACGATAAATTCCTTCCCATCGACATTCCGCTTCAATTGCTGTCCGCTATTGGATGGAAAGTATTGCCCTGTAACCTCTATTTCCGTCGGTTCTCCGGCAACCCATTCCCCTTTTACCAATTGTCCGGATTGGATTGTTACTATCGCTTTATGTGAATACCGTCTTACCATCTGTTTTGCGCCCTTCCTTTTGGAACTTCAATCTTATTCCCGATCAGTTCTGCTTTCTCCGGTTCTCCACCTTCCCTATACAGCCGTTTTGCCGTAGCGTCATACCAGGAACGAGGATAAGTGATAGAGAGTTTGTTTTCTGTGAAGTCCGGTAGACCACCGACCATTGAATACAGGTCGGCAGCCACCAGCTTTTGTTTTTGAATATCGATCGTCTTACTATCTTCTGTACCTTCAAAACCGCGTCCCGGCAAAACGACGTTATCCAAAAAATCTTCACAATCCGCGAGACCGGGATAAGCTAGTATTGTATCTCGAATCGTCTTAGCCATGATTGTTATTCTCCGTTTTCAGTATCCTGAATCGTTTGATCTTCCGGTTCAACAGTTTCACCTAAGAATGTTGCCGGGATATCATCCGTACCTTCAGTATCTTCAGATGCGTTCCAATCCTTGCCGTCCACCTTCATAATGAACATGGCATCCGGATCATTTACGACAGGAATAGCATTTGCTTCTGCCTTCGTCCATTCCTTGAACGGTTCCAGTTCTGACCATTTGGTTACCAATACCCAATCCTGTTTTACCATGAGGGCAATCTTCTGCAAGGTAGCGGAAGATTCGGCTGCAATCGGTCCGTGTTGGATATCACCAACCTTCAAATCCTCCAAGAAACATACACGTTTACGCTCCCACGGATTGATCGTCTTACGACGATGAGCCTTGTCCTCGATACGGACAGACGGATTCACAGTAATGATCTTCACCGGGATTTCCTGTTCGGCCAGATACTCGTTGATAAGATTTTTCGTCACCAATATTTTTGAAGACGAATTAACCCATGCCTTCAATGTGTCGAATGTTGATTTCTGCTTCTTCAACAAAGAGAAGTCAGCCACGTGCATCACTACATAGCGAATCGTTACTCCCTCGGCAGAAGCAGCAACAACCGTATCTTCGATATCCTGCAAGCCGTTAGCCGTTGAAGCGTTGCTCCAATCTACAGAAGATTTACGCTGGTTCTTCTTCGGCATACCGCAACCAACAAACTCAGCCGTAACGACACCGCCATTATTCTTTGCCGACAAATGGAAACCCGCACGGCTCATGAGCTGCATACACCACCATTCGAAACGGGCACGGACGGAGTTATACACGAAATCCTGATCCTTGAAAGCCAGGTTCAGCAATGCCAATTGGTCTGCGTCACCCTGTGCGTCACGTTCCAACTGTTTGTACTCGTTGTAATCACTTTCGTTCATACCACGCTTAACGGCTGTCTTTGGAATATCACCGGACAACTTGCTGATTACCTCGCGCGTCTTCTGCGGAGCGGAAGCGTCAAAAGAGATCACATCTGCCATTACCGGAGCACCCTTCTCGCCGGTCAGTGTCTCCCACTTCAACGAAGTCTTTCTTTTCACCCCGAAGAAGTTCGGGAAAACGACTGGTTTCACATGGCGGGTATTCAAACGAGCCGCCATGTTCTTTTTATTCACCTGTTTAATTAAACTTCTTTCCATATATCAGATTTTAATGGATTACACAAAACGGATAAACGACATTAATGCCTTTAAGTCCTTATCTACCGGGAACGGCATACAGGATTCGTTTACCGTACCTCTTACCAATAACCCGGACTGCTGGTTAGCTACAGTCAAGTCGACTTTATTCATCGTGACGACCAATTCGCCATCATAAGGTAACTTGGCGGCTTTCGCAGCCTGCTTGTCTTTAGCCTGAACCAATACTTGACCTTTTGTTGCAGCCCCGATCGTTGCTGCCAACGTAATCGTATCGAAATCCGCATTACTCTTATCGATAGCTGTGATCTTATCGGATGCGCCTGTCAACGCTCCACCAACCGTCACGAAGTCACCCACACCTAACAGATGGTTCTTGGCCACCTTATACGCTGTCGCATCGGCAGCAGCAGCTTCCGAAACCGTAGCCGTCTTCAATACATGATACAGCCCTGTTTCCGGATCTTTTACTACAATTACAATCGGAGGCAGTTCGTCCAATGCCTTGCCATTGAACAAAGCGTTCTGCAAGTCTCTGCGGTCAATCGTCCCGCCACCGATCACATCCTCAATAATCTTTTCAATTCCGGGAGGATACTGGAATTCTCTTTCTCTTTTTCTGTACATAACGTTACACTTTACTTGGATTATTCAATACCCAGGTTTACCACACCGGGATTATTTGCACTATTATCGACGTCCTGATCCATCAGCTTCGCCCAATCCGCTTCGGAACGATCCTGAAGATTTACGGAACCGGGAGCGTAATCGCCACGAGCCACAGCATCATCGATCGCCTTTTGCTGGATTCCGGTATATTCTTCGGATAATGTCTTGATCTGATCCTCGATAGACGTTTCAGAAGCCAAATCCACACGTCCCAGCCAGCTATCCGGAAGACCGGCATCCTTCAACTGCTTCCGAACTGTTTCTTTTTTGGCTTCGTTTGCCGAGTTGGTAACGGAATCACCCACCTTTTTAGCCATATCATCGACACTCTTTTTCATGCTTTCCAAATAAGCTTTTACTTCCGGACTAAGATCCTTCAACAGATCTTCTTCCGTTTTCTTATTCTTATCCGGATCTTCCACCTGTTTACCGTCTTTTAATCCATGTTTTGCTTCGTATGCAGCGACCGCAGCCGTTTCAGCCGTAGTCTTAGCTTCATTCTCCGCTTCCTGGATAGCAGGAAGGATATTTTCTTTGAACAAGTCCACAAAAGCCTCCATTCCTTCAGCTTTCTCTATCTTGAACGTCTTCTGAATACGTTCCGCATACTTCTCCGGCACGCCTTTCGTCTTACATGCCGCCTTGATTAAATCTAAAATTGTCATAAGAGTTTTCTGTTTAAAATATAAAGGAGGAAAGAAAGTTCCGGGCACAAAAAAAGCCCACCGGACAACCGGCAGGCTTCATTTCTAATTATTCCTGTAAGAATTTATTTCATCAAATCATGTGATTGGATCTAAGCCATTGTTTGCCTGAAGGCGTAAGGCAATAGATCAAAAATGCGGCACAAGGTATGCCTATTACGGCGAATCCAATTATAGCTCCCATTACTTATTCTCCTTTTTCTTATTCGTTAATACCAATCCTGCTACCAAGGCTAAAATAGAAGACGTAAAGCCTAGACCATAAATCAACCACTTATTATCTTCCATATCCTTGAATAAAGATGCTACCACTACACCTGTAAAGATATATTTCGAAACATCAATCAAATAGTTTCCTAATTTTTCTTTCCACATAACGCAAAAATAGCACAACAAGATGAAAAAGCAAAGGTATTTCTGTTTTTTCTTGCATAATTGAAAACAAGTGTTCATCTTTGCAATGCTTATCATTTTAACTAACGGATGCGGGTAGGATTCGCTCGCATAACAATGCCGAGCATTTTTTATGCCCGTACATTATTGTATAACGATATTAGGTATTCGTGTCCCCCTGTGTGGAACTGTAATGGAACCACAGCATCCGTTGGAATGTGATAAGCAGCAGGAAAGGCACGAATACCTTTTTTTATTGAATTTGATTATGCTTATCAATTCCAACGATTCCAATGCCGCCAACAACAGTAACGGCAACAGGACGGCCCAACCCTCCGAAATGGGTAAGTACTCCACTCCTGAACTACAAGCCGCATTCAATACCGGCCGAGAAATCGGAAGAACCGAAGGAATGCTATACTACATCAAACATGCTTCCGAAAATATGCAAAAGGAAGCTGAGAAGCTAAGTGCAAAATTACAAATGCAAAGAGCGAAAATATAGAAGGTATCGCCATCTGCTTCCGGAAAAAGTTTTTCTGATTTATATATTATCTCAGAAAGACGTTACGTGGCAGTTGTGTCAATAGGAAATTTAGAGGGCATTGGGTGTATTCTGTAAACTGCCACTTTACTACAGAATCCCCTTTGCCCTCGCTTTTTTCGGATATATGAAAAAGTTATCACTAAATGCAAGAGAAATCGCGAAAGTAAACAATGTGGCTATCATGGCCGGTAATGATGCAAAGAAGTTGGTTCCCATCAAACCTATTTGTGAAGCACTGGGAATTGATTATGCTTCACAATTTACCAAAATAAAAAATGATGAAGATTTATCTTCAACCGTTGTGCTGAGCACAATAGTTGCTACAGACAGAAAAGAAAGAGAAATGGTATGCTTACCGATGGAATTTATCTTTGGTTGGTTATTTACTATCAATCCTAAAAATGTAAAACCGGAAGCACAAGAGGCTGTCCGAACGTATCGGATGCAATGTTATCATGTCCTATACGAATACTTCGCCTCTTACGCCAGCTTCGTCAATCAAAAGCAGAAACGACAAGCAGAAGACTGGGCCCGTATCCAAATCCTCAAAAAGGAGTTCCATGAAGCGAAGAACAAACTAGCCAAAGCTACAAAGCAAATGAACATGACGGTAGACTACTCATTTGAGCAATGGAAGGCCAACGGGAAACAGCTTATTCTCGACTTTGACGATTAAAATTCTGAAATCGTTAGACAATTAAGAATTTTTAGTATATTTGTAATGGTTCTAAGCCGAAAGGCCGTGAGCCCCCTTCTGGCAGATCTGATTTATTTCAAGTCTGCCAGTCGTATTTTAAAGCAACCATTCCGCAAACTCTTCATGATCCATCATAATCGGTGTAGCTATGCAAATACAAAACGGGTGCCATCCTGTAAACTTAAAATCCTTCGAGTATTGGCCAGCCTTTGCATCACACACAGGACACGGACCGTGATTCGATGGTGAACGTTCCACCTCATAACCAGTCACGAAGTCCATTTTCTGCCAACGTTCGTAATCGGCAGTTCGAAAAGCCTTATTGGTCTCCGTTGCTGCTAAACGTAGGGCGTTTTTGTAAGACGAACGATAAACACCCTGTCCTGGATGATAGTCTTTCATTGGCTGGGATAGAACCCACTTCCCATTCGCATCCCTTACCCGTCGGAAACGACGGTTGGGTTCGTTTAGCAATTGCCGTATATCTTGGCTGATCAACGCCGACGGACGACCGGAAGACAATCCGGAAGAAAGGTAATACTCCAGATTATCCATGGCCCCGTCCGTTATGTCCCAGACACGGGAGGATATGGTTTTACCAAATTCATCTTTACGTTTCAATAAAGTATTCAGCGCATCGGCATTCCGAGAAAACAATTTTTCCCTTAGCGTAGTGGAGATAGCCATATCCTTAATATAGTCCGTTACCAGTTCATCCGCTTTCCTATTGCCTAAATTCCATACATCGGTAACTGTATTGGATATATTGCTTACGAGCTGCGTGTGTAAATCATCCAACAGACGTTCTATTTGCTTTTCAATAGTAGCATTACCTATCCATACACGGTCGCCGCCATGATCCGACCATTTAGCCAGAAGAGATCCTACCCTACGGACAAACTCGTCAAACGAATACTTTATGCTGCCTTGTTGCCGGAACAGACGTTGCAGGAATTGTCGCTCATGAAATGATAGTTCTTTCATTCTCCATATCCCATTGTCAGACCAACCATATTATTACGTTGCGCAGCCGTATCCTCCTCTTCCTTCATCAGCTTCATTTCTTCGTCCAAGTCTTCTGTTAGCGGAGAATGAGCCGTAACCGTGCGCTGAGCGTTAATCGGTTTGCCTCCATTGGCAATAGATAAGGTTTGCAGGGTTTCAGCCAAATCTTCCGGCAAAATGGAACCAAATTCCACATCGATCAGGTTGTTCACCAATTGAGGACGGTACTTGATGTTGGTAATATTGCATATCCCAGCCAACACGACCGACACGCAACGCTGAACCACCGGACCGAACGTTTCCATGTTCTCACTCGCCTTGATAGTTGCATCCATCAGCATGAATTTACGAGCGACACCGGACAGGTTGCCAATGCCTTTCAAGTTATCAAAAGAAAGATCCGGCGTAGATGTACCAGCAAATTGTTCGTTTTTCGTTTCTTCCAATTCTTTATCTACAGATGGCTGGGAGCCAGTCCATGTCAAATAATCGGCATCGCCATGATATTCCTTGCCAGATACTTCATCGACCTTAATGGGGAAATTAAGGTCTTTCCCGGTTGTTTCCTTAGAAGGTAAATCGGAATCGCCATACGTTTTCAAGATTGGTTCCGCAAAGTAGTCGTTAGTGTCGGCCATACGGGACAAACGCATTTCCCGCGCATCCATGATACCGGCAACCTCGTCCCATTCCGGTTGGAAAACATCTGCATACACGACCGGAATCTTTCCGAATAGATTGGGAACCTCTTTTATTACCCAGCCACCCATTTCATCGATAGCTGTAATAATCTTATCTGCTGTCCAGATTGTACAACTGTTCCGGATCATGCCATTAGAGTTCACTTGGTAACGATGGATAAAGGCATCCATATCGTCGTTATCGTCGAAGTGGGGATAAAATTCAGAGAAAGTATTTTCATTACGGGGAACAGAGAGCGTTTTCACCTTCAACTCCGTAATCAAGTTGCCGTCTAATCCTTTGGAAGTATACGGATAGAACACAAGAGCAGCCTTACTTTCAGAAAGCACCTTACGAGCGAACGACTTCAAGACGGATTGCATTTTTAATCGGCGTTCCCATACACGTTTGAATTCTTGAAAACCATCGTTCTGATCAGTTCCCGTAATCGTCATATTTCCCCCGAAAAGGAAAGCTACAGAGGTCCGAACCTCTTTCTTTGGAAAATTGGTAACGATACGGGCCACATCGACAATCTTATCCTCCAACCGTAACGGTTCCCCGTTCTTATCCTTCAATGTCTCCGAATAGACCGCCAGCCGTTTCGGTTCACGCCAACCTACGGATGTCTTGCGCCGGCGACGCTCACCGTGATATTCTCTGTAATATTCTTTGGTGTCCCGAAACTCGATGGTATCGATACACAAGCCGCTCACCACCTGTCCGAAGTCTTCATTCGCAAGGATTTCTCTTATACTTGGCATAATCGTTTTATGCTAAAATATAAAAACGAAAAAGCGCGATCACTTTATAATGATCACGCTTAATAAATACCCAATTTACAATCTATTATTTATCTTCAATCTTAAGTTCTTCACCAGTTAATGCAAAATAAAGATTTTGTAGTTCATGAACATATTTTATCTGCTTACCTATAACTATACGAAGAACCCCATCTGGCTTACTTTCATCCACAACTAAAGCCATAGGGCGATGATCTTTCATTGTTATCCCTAAACCTCCATACTGAGTATGTTTTGAATAATATTGATTATCTATCAAATCAAAACCAAACTTTTGAAACCATTCCTCTGTAAGATCAATAGGATTTGCAAGATGAAAATCATAAGGATTATTATTATGCCAAACACTCACTAAGTGCCCACAAATACAAAACACAGTTCCTTCAAAAGATTCCTTTCCTGAATCATTTATTGGTTTAACCCAATTTCCTAATCTAAATTGATTATTTTCCATGATATAGCCATATAAAATTATTTCCACAAAAGTAATCATTATCTTCCTCTTGCCACCTGCCTAACCCGATTATTTTTGCATAACCCAATGAACTCTACATTCTCGGCAAGGATCGTCATACCGTCCGGTGCATCATCATGTTTGTTGCCACCTTCTTTCTTATAGCTGGTAAGCGCTTTCATAAACCGGTCATAGTCCGAACCTTTCTTATACTCACTTTCTTCCTGGAAATAACAATGCTTCTTAATCCAACCAGACTTCAACAAGATACGTGTATCCTTATTGGCAGTTGTCGGTTTCGCCTGAATGATACATTTTTCATTCTTTGCCTTTACAGCCTTACGGACATTCAGAGCAAACAGACGGCCGCCGTTATTGCTTTCGATACGCATATTGTCGCAGCGGGTGTCAAGAATCAAGGAAACTAACTTCGGTTCGGTAATCTCGACATTGTCTTTCGTAAACAAGACATCGGTAATGAAATACTTTGTACCGAATACTTTGGCAATCGGTGCACAGAAATCGTCGTCTCCTTCGTCGGCCACATCGGTAGCACCGATCACGCCATCCGGCTGTTTACCTTCGATATCTGCCAGCTTGAAGCGGTTCAATTCTGATTTTGGGAACAACAACCCAATAGCCTCGATCGGTTCCTGCATATACTCGGCACACCAGATGGAATCGTCCGTTTCCTCCCGTAATTCGTGATAATACTCCGTTGTATGCACATCCTCACAGAAAGAACAATCGTTCTCATCCAATGCGGCAATACGGATAATCTCGTCATACTTCCCCATTTCCTCCATACGACCAAGAACATCCGTAGCCGACCAACGGGTACCGATGTCGATCGAACAACAGTTTCCCTTGATACGGGAATCATGTGTTCCCTGCTTCCAAGACCAGACCTTTTCGTTATTGGTGTCAGATAGTGCATCTTCCAAACTCTTATACAAGTCGTCGGTCATGGCCAACATAGACGCACCGAAACCGATTACCGTACCGCCTACACCAGCTCCGAAGTAACTCACCTGCCGGGCTGCTTCCAAGCTCCAGCCATGCACGTTCTGTTTATCCCCTCGCAATTGCACATCCGGGAATATCTCTTTGAACCGGGAAGAGCGGACAATGTCGCGTGTATCATAAGATAATTTATTATACAATGTATCGGAACAACAATTGCGCATGACCGACTCTTCCGGGAAATGGCCAAGCATCCACGAAATGAACAAGGATGATATATAGGACTTCCCGGCACGTGGCGGCATGGAGACGGCCAGCCGACGAATCACACCCGACAAATACGATTCGTACACCCGCGTAAATGCGTCCGCCACCTTCTTCAAAAACAAACGCTTAGCGAAGAACTTAGGATCATGATATAAACAATAGGCCCAGAAATCATTCCGAGCCTCCCGTTTGCGCAATATGGTCGCAGCCTTCGCCTGCCTGATCAATATTTCTCTCTTACTCCTTTTCACCACGGATAATTGCTGCTAGTTCTTCATCTGACATCGATTCCAATTCATCACCCAGTTTGACCTGGTTCTCCACTTCTTTCTTATCACGCCACTTGCCAGGTTGCCGGTTCTTCAGCCAGAAAATGGCGGCAGTTGTGTCCGGAGGGTAATGTTCGATATACTCCACCTTATCCGTAATCTTACCCTCGTTGGTAGCGAACTTCGTCGCTCTGGCATCGTAACCAATCGCACGGCTATAAAGTCTCGATGCTACATTTGCATCTGCTACAGCTTTTCCCTTTTTTAAGGACTCAAGAAATTGAGGGAACTTCTTCTTCCAACTATTCAACGTTTGTTCCGAAACAGAGAAGAATTCAGCAATCTCCTTATCTGTTGCACCTAACAGACAAAGTTTTAGAGCCTGCTCTGCATATTCTTCTCTATATTCAGACTTACGCCCCCTACTTTTCTTTTTTACTTCATTCTTCTCTGACATACCTAACCAAAACTAACGAATCGGGACAATTCCGCCTTCAACTCAGGTAAACTTCCATTATCTAAATAGAAAGAAGAGCACATTTTACCTTCTTTCTTTACACCACGCATTGACTTACACAAGTGTTCTCCTTCTAGCACTATACCCATTGCCAAAGGTGGACATTCCGAACCTAACGCTTCTTGGATCATCACAATGATATCTTTCGCCAATCGCTCTTGTACCTGTAATCGTGCCGCACAATAATCAACAACACGACCAACTTTCGATATGCCCAATATCTTACCTTTAGGATTAGGAATATAAGCAAACCAATACTTCCCAAAGAAAGGCATCATATGATGTTCGCACATTGAATAGAATCCACCTGAATCTGCGATAACACTATTACAAGAAAGACCATCCACTCCATTAGGAAAAACCGTTATTTTAGGCACCTGTGCCAGATCATATCCACAAAAGATCTCTTTCCACATCCTTATAATACGATCCGGTGTTTCTTTTAAGCCCTCCCGACAAGGATTTTCACCTATAAAAGAAAGAATCGTTCTTATCGCACATTCAATATCTTGTGTATTTGTAGACTTAATTTCCATTTCGGATGCTCTTTAATATAATTAATAACTTCCTTCGTATTCTGACCGGAACAAGGCTGCAAATAATATATTCCTGCTGAATATTTATCATATTGCGACATATCCTGTCCGATATAAACTACCTTCAATTCATTCGGGTTAATCACGACAGTTTTACCTCCATCTTTCGGGGAACACGTAATCCAGTCTATATTTACAGGTGGAACCAAAGTTCCATTTGTCTCAATCTGAACAAATCGGCCAGTGGCCTTGATCTTATCAACCAAGTCATATGTAACCTGCATACAAGGTTCTCCACCTGTCAATACAACATGTAAAGCTGGATAACGATTTATTTCTGCAATAATATCATCATCACTTAACATCTTGCCTTCTTTGTGTTCTGTATCACAGAACGGACACCTCAAGTTACATCCAGAGAAGCGAACAAAAACAGTCGGTGTACCGGTAAAATACCCCTCTCCCTGGATACTGTAAAAAATCTCATTTATCTTTTTCATACCACGCTATATTATTCTCCGATTCCTGGACCATCACTTTAAAACATTGAGGTATCTGATCACAGATCCATTTCGCAATATTTTCCGCTGTCGGATTAAACGATAATACCTCATTCAAGTTCTTATGATCCAATTTCTCCTGAATCATTTGCTTAATATGGGCAAAGTCGACAACCATGCCATCTGGATTCAACTGCTTAGATCTACACCAAACTATTATAATCCAATTATGTCCATGCAAATTCTCACACTTACTCGTATAAGAGAGATTCAAACGATGAGACGCTGATATCTCAAGACGTTTCCTTACTGTATACATAGATTTATCGATAAAGAGTTAATATTTGTCTTATCTCTTCCTCCTCCCGTTTCCGACCATACTCGCCAGATTCGATTAAAGGAAGTATTTCACGCTTTATATAAGATATATTCTTGTCTATTACTTCTCTGGGGAATGGATATCCGTTCAATGCAAAAGCAATGAATTTGCGGAAACACGGTTTACAGTTCCAACATTCGTGCCCATCAACAGGAGCATAACAACTGAACGACGAACTAAACGCTTCATTAATACTGCCTCCTTGAATTATATATTGCTTCAACAACTCTGTCTTAGTATATGCTTTATAATCCAAATTTATCCTGATCGTTCGTTTCTCAGTCCAATGTTGTTTCTGATAGAGATATCCGAGTAACTCCTCGTACAATTCGGCAAATACAGGTGATTTATCAAGAACCCGGTCACCGGCTGTCGCTCCCAAACAGATTTCGTCGCCATAATTCGTTGCGATACCAATCAAATACATATTTCGAAGAGGAATAATCTTATCCTCACGTTCCCATTTTGATAAATCCAACTTTTCAATAACAATATCATCCGGAAGACGCTTCATTTCTTCTTTCGAATAACGGGTATTCATATCAATATAAAGCCTTATATCCGGTTTCCAGAGTTTATCAATCAACCAGCTATCCATGCCTCCTGAATACAGAAGGACTTTTTTATTATAAGTATTGTTCTGCATACCTTTGAAATTTTATCCATTCATTAAAATTGTGTCTATTCGATAAATCATGATTCTTAGCCCGCATTCCTTTTGGGGGATTACGATATACCATTTGCTTTCCATTAAAGAAATAAATTTGCCCAAATCTGGAACCAGACAACCAGGTCGTACTATCAACACTATCAAACTTCAAAAAAGGAAGAAGTGTCGTATTTGTAAATCCAAGCCCATGAATACGAGTACCGGCAGAATGAGCTTGATCGATAAACCACTTTAATATCATAGGATTCTCTCTTATCCGCCGACCTTCTTCCATTACCGAAGTCGTACCAATCGCAACATAAGGATACTCCTCACACATCCGAATAAAATATTCCTTCCCTCGACTTGCATGCCAAACAGGAATAGGCTGCCGTCCTATACGATCTTCCAAGTATCTACGATAATATTCGACTTTCTCCAGTCCAACGACAACGTCTATATCCAGCTCAAAGAAACGTTGAATGTTATTCTTTAAAACAAAGTCGGCATATTTCTTAACATAGCCATCCCAGTCAAAACTATCATTCTTTCCAGAAAAAGCAGAAAACGCCCCGCTATCAAGAATATGCTTCTCTTGACAGACATAACTACCATAACGTCCCGATTTATGCTCCCAAAAAGAACTTAAAAGATAGATATCTTTCGTGTCGAGATTCCACCGTTTGGCACAAGACTTATAACCGGCAAGGTATAAAATCATAACTCTATCTCCTTCCCACAATGGGGACAAATCATAGTCTTTCTCTTATTCTCCACCTTGTCTGCTCCCTCAAAAAAACGATCCACATCTGTCGGCATATCATCAAATGGAAGCTCCAACTCCCAATCACCAAGTTCGTCAATACCAAAATCTTCAACTACAGCTGCAAAATCGAACATAGAAGTATCTGATGTATGGTTATCAGCCAGAGCCAAAAGCTTTCTTTTTTCATCCTCTGTAGACAAATCCGTTCTTCTGATCGCTATCAATTCATTTCCATCAGACTCTACAATTCGGACTTTCAACCCCAGTTCTAAAGCCTGCTCATAAACGCCATTCCCGGCAATAATAACATCGTTCTTATCCAGAAGAATAGAACGACCGGTTCCACAGTCCTCCAGGCTCTTTTTAATAAGTCTTTTATTCTTATCCGTGTGGATACGATAATTCCGAGGGTCATACTTCAATTCAGCCATAACTTTTATTCTAAACGTAAAAGAAAAAGGCAAGGTTAATGATAATACAGCAAAAATGCAGTCCACTAATCAGTTAGGTGTTTAGCTCATAATACTGCATAAGCTGAAAAAGGAGGTTCGATAAAAGTTGCGAAAGACTTCAGTTCCCATATCGTTACTGATATAATAGGAACAAGAAACGGTACAACAGGTTATATTTCAGTAATTTGCACAATTTTTCATACTTGGAGACAACTCGCTTGATATTAACTTTGTAACAATCAAAAAAGTATGAAAACGAGTATGAGCAGATCGACTTTCAAAATCCTCTTCTACGTGAAGAAGGGCAGCGAGAGAGCCAACGGCTATCTCCCCCTGATGTGCCGTCTTACGGTGGACGGCGAAATCAAGCAGTTCAGCTGCAAGCTGGACGTACCCCCGAAACTTTGGGACGTGAAAACGGCACGTGCCACCGGCAAGAGCGTCGAGGCACAGAAAATCAATGCGGCGGTTGACCGGATACGTGTGGACGTGAACCGTCGTTACCAGGAACTGATGCAGTCCGACGGCTATGTCACTGCTGCCAGGCTGAGGGATGTCTACCTCGGACTGGGCGTGAAACGGGAGACTTTGCTGAAACTCTTCGAACAGCACAACGAGGAGTTCATCAAGAAGGTGGGACACAGCCGCGTGCAGGGAACATACAACCGCTACCGTACCATATACAGGCACTTGTGCGAGTTCGTCCCGAAAGTGTACCGACGTGACGACATCCCCCTGAAGGAACTCAACCTGACCTTCATCAACAACTTCGAGTATTTTCTGCGTACGGAGAAGAAATGCCGCACCAATACCGTATGGGGTTACATGATCGGGCTCAAGCACGTCATCTCCATCGCCCGCAACAGCGGCGCGCTACCCTTCAACCCCTTCGCCGGGTACATCAACTCCTTCGAGAGCGTTGACCGGGGCTACTTGACGGAGCGTGAGATACAGACGCTGATGGAGGCCCCGGTGAAAAGCGGGACCTGCGAGCTGGTACGTGACCTCTTCATCTTCTCGGTGTTCACCGGACTGGCATACGCGGACGTGAAGGCGCTGACGACCGACCGGCTCCAGACCTTCTTCGACGGCAACCTCTGGATCATCACCCGCCGTCGGAAGACGAACACCGAGTCCAACATCCGCCTGCTGGACGTGCCCAAGCGCATCATAGAGAAGTACAAGGGACTGTCCAAGGACGATCATGTATTTCCGGTACCGAGCAACAGCAAATGCAACGTCATATTGAAGGAACTTGGCAGGCAATGCGGTTTCAAGATACGGCTGACCTACCATGTGGCCCGGCATACGAACGCCACCACCGTGCTGCTCTCGCACGGTGTGCCCATCGAGACCGTAAGCCGTCTTTTGGGGCATACGGATTTGAAAACCACTCAGATATATGCCCGGATAACCAACCAGAAGATCAGCAGCGACATGGAAGTCCTGTCCCATAAGCTGGAAAAGATGGAGAAGGAGATATGCGATGCCATCTGAGGGAAGGCATTTACGGGACGGGGGATTTTCACCTTCTTCATCAAAGTTCCGCCGTCCCCGCGGATCTGCGCGTTTTCCCTTCGGTTTCCGGCAGAAAATTTCCGTACGGCGAAATTTTCTGCCGGAAAAACGCTCCGAATGCGCGGGTGACGGACGGGAAAATTGATTCAGAAGGCGAAAACTGCGACCGACGTAGTGCATGTGCGACAAGGAAAAAGGAAAAGAATTGTCCAGGAGCCCCTTTTCATGCCGGGATACGGCATGAAAAGGGGCTCCGGCTGTGGTAAAGGCTCTCCTGCTCCCTCTGCATTGCATGTACGGGTGGTTTTGCCCATATCCACGTCCGCCGGTATTGCTTCTTTTCCGACAGCCGACCATCCTGTCACTTTCCTGTCATCCTCCTCAAAATCAACACCGCCGTATAAACTGCATGAAAGCCCGGGCACGCTTCCTGTTTCCAATCCCATATCTGCTCCTTCCGCAACATCAC